TTACATTGGACTCCGAAAGAAATAGGTATGTGAAGATTTAATGCCTAACCCCGCGCTAGCAACAAATCCAAAATATTTAACCATAACGAATAATGGAGCAACGAAGCCATATTCTGATTTATCAGTTTCTTGTATAGTGAAGAAAAATTGCTGTAAAGAAAAATTAAATTTAAAACCAACTATTAACATCAATATTACGATACTAAACAAAACACAGCTTTCAGCTGTTGTTGAATCAAACAGATAGCATGCCCCATACATAACTGCCTGATGGATCAAAAGACCCAAAATAGCACCACTGATCAAATATAAAACAACTTCCCATGCCATACTTTCATTTCCCTATTAATTCTAGTTACAATTATTTTCTACAAACGGGTTAACATTCCCCTGCACTCGCGCTTTTTTATCGTGAATTAAACATTCACTGGCGTCAACTGGATCTAATTTGTTCCAAGCCGTAAATAGCTGTCGCTGTTTCTTGCTGATCTTCAATCCGTATTGCTGCGAAAAATAAAAGTACGTCCGGGCTATGTCGCCGCGCACATTTGGCGCTGGTTCAAATACTCGCCCCTTAAAATAAACTTCAGCATCGCATTGACCATAAACACGCTTCTCACCGGAGATCATATTAAACCTGAAATTTGAGCGGTCACCGTTCACTTCACCGATCGCAGGTACCAAGTTATGTAAATCTCCTTCCATGGCTTTAAACGCAGTAACCTTTTTACATGCTTTACGACCACCGTTCTGCCAACATTGTAGTTGATGCCCAAACTCCCATGCTGAAACTACGTGTTCCCATTCGATGCGAGAGGCGCGTTTATGTTGTTTACGCGGCTTAAAACCACATGAGTTCCAAACCGGCACTAACTTCTTTTTTGACAGCCATTTTATATCACAGCCACAATAGAATGACTCCGGCGCGGCTTTGTAAATTTTTTTAAGTTGAGTTTTAGCCCGGCCAAAGCTCAATGGATCTGCTGCGAATGCTAGCGTCGGCACAAGCAGAAATACTAAGAATAGATTTTTCATTGTTTTACGTCAGTTAATGCGAGTTAACCGACAGTTTACACACAATGGATTACAAGCACATTCATCCTGCATAATTAATGTTTCAGCCTAAGGCGTTATGGGGCATAAAGCGCCATAGAATTTATCGTGCCAATGTTGGTTTAGGCATTAGGGTTTGTATGGGAACTATGAGAATTAACGCAGCGACAGCTTTAGCCGTCCGATTGACTATATTGCCTTATGCCCGCTGAACTGGTTATTCATATCACTCTGGTTCTTCAAATAGTAGTTTCCCAACCCACCAAATCGATTGGCTAAAATTGGAAATCAATTGCTCACCTTGTCGCAAAAATGACTCACTATCGTCGATTCCAGCGAGCTTCAAAGCATCTCCAATCTTGGAGCTAGTAGGGTGAGCGTCACCTATTCGCATATCATACGCCCCCACAATTGGGCCAAAGACTTCCCGGGCCTTATCAGCGCCAACTTTCTGAGCAAGTACATCCTGCAGGAGCTTATTTGAGCCCAATTTATCCTTATTTAAGTGTGTTGATAGTTTTCGAAGTTCACGTACATCAAGCCGGTCGGAAAAAACACGAACTAGCTCTTTTGCCAATCTCAGCAATGATGCTTGATCCTTGCTCGCGAAACGGGAGATATACTTTTCAGTTTCAGTGCGATCTAGATCATGTGAGTAAAGTGAAACATTGAATGTCTGCCTAAACCCGCCCTCAAGCATCTCCATCACCTTGAAAAGAAGCTCCTCAACCGCATGGGTAGAGGCAGGTTCAGCTTTAACCTGTGCTGCTAATAATTCATTTGAAACCTTTCCATCAGGAACAACATTCTGAGCTGCCCAAATATGCTGTTCCCAAGCCGGCAGGCGAGCAATGTCATAGGCGTAGACTGTTATTAAATCTGAAATATTTATACCAATATGAATTGAATACCCAGATGTGGATTTAATTTCACCTGTTTGTGCCGTATACCAATTGAGAGAAAATCCGCGAAGCCCTAGAAGCTCATTTACTATACCTGAGCGAAACCAGAGCCACCGACCAACATCTTCGTTGTTTAACTCGGCAGACGCCAAACGCATGCCATCAGTCTCAACTATAAATTGAGGCAAGTTTGTGTCTACATCCCCACGAACGCGATTACTTACGCCTTTGTGCTCTATCCATTCATCGCGCCAAAACTCGCCCTCGACTCGTACGCCATGAAACCCACCACGAGTTCCCTCAGATTTTTCATAATCAGTGTTTTCGTTATTTTCTCGTCCCATCACCGGTGCGTCTTCATCTTCATCAACATCAGTTCGCCAAGCACGGAACATCGCCCAGCTTCCGCCAAAAACGTCATTTACATCACGAATCAGTAACTCATATCGTCCATCATCGCGCTCTTCTTGATGGTTTTCCAAGTCAGCGTATTCACTGGTTTCAAGAGCGGTTACATTTTCCACTCGTTGACGGTAGTAAGAAAGTCGGAGAGCTAGGTTCCTAGCAGCTAAATAGTCGAGAAGAAATTCTCTCTTGATTTCGATCAGGCGCTGATCACCTTTTTCATCAAGAACTTCCCGAGCCACTACTACAAAATTTTCTTCCGGCCTTACCCAATTATCTCCCTCTTTTATGAGGCGGAGTGCAGCAACAAGATCAGGGGTCAATGTCCATTGTCGCCCACCGACTACAGGTAGAGATAATTCAAGGACGAGATGAACACCGATCGGCTCTTTATCATGATATTGATATTCATCTATGGTTGAGTAGTAGCCATCTTCGTATGCATATGGACCGATAGTTGAGCTGATTCCGATATCACTCCAACTCAATTTTTCCGCGATATCGCGATGATCCGGAGAAAATGCAACAGAACCACATCCAAAAAATTCGTTTGTATAACCTATCTTTTTAACGTTACCTTTTTCGTTACCAAAAGCAGCTCTCAAAGGAACCCAAGTTGATTTTGAAAAAGTGCGACGAGTCTCTTTTTTTTGGAGAATCCAATCTTGATTCATACGTGATTAACTTCCTTAGGCATAACATTTGTATAACAGGTATGCTCATTTACCTATTTTAGATATACGCAGAAATCCTGTAAATTAGCGTTACAAAATGAACTCTTATGTCACTTATGGCAAGCATTACTTGTGAGTTGCACTGATATATGAGCCATATTCGATATCAATCAATAAATGAGCTTGTCAGAATGTATCCCCAAAGCAGTAACACTACCTTTTTAGGTGGGGTTAGCCGTCTGGTTGAGCTTCTTATTAGGCATTTTGTTGAAATTTAACGAATCGCTCATTTGGAAAGTTCTCTTTTGCTATTTCAAAAAGTCTTTCGTGAACCTCAGTTAAACTGTCGACACTTAAAAATATTTGTTCATACATACCATCGGTAAGTTTAATTGCGTTACCGACCACTCTAGGGCCTACTGCTGTAACTAATTCTTCAAGAGAGGGATGCTCAATGCAAAAGTTATTATCGTTTAGAGATTTCTGCAGATCTTCGTGATGGAATTCTGCTCTCATATTGGTAATTCGAATTGCATTTTCGAACCTCCCTTGCTCAATAGATAAATTTAACAATAAATTTGGGTGGTCTTTTAGCAAAAATTCCAAGCGATTTAACTCTATTTTTAAATCGCTATAATCCGCAGCATACATTGCTGGTAACTTTAGAAACCGTATATTGTCACTTTCTAGAGGCTCTATTGCTTTTTTTAGATTTAACAGAGCATTTATTTGCCTTAGCGTTAAAAACAGAGCAGAGTTTAATGCGGAAATATTCCCTTGTATTTTCCCAAGTTTTTCTTTTCTGGTGTTTAAATAGAATGCAGAAAAGGAACCGAAAAATGCTGCAGACAATACTACAATAGCTTGCAAAAAGTAGTCGTATGTACTTGGCACAATTCTGTGCTCTATTGCCAATGAGGATACATACCAGAGGTTTAATACAAGAAGGCCATAAATCACTCCTAAAACTTCAGGTTTTATATCTTTAAATTTCAATACTCAATTCCCATTTAAATTACGTTTGTTGAAACAAGCGTAGAATGCTTAACACCCACCTAACCGCGGCGTGTTGGCGCAGTTTTTTGCGTCTCTTTGCTAAAAAATGTGACAGCTTTAGCCGTCTAGTTGAGGTGCTTGTTAGCTGCTTACTCTCTCATGAATAAATTCGCTGACCAACTGATTGTTAAATATAATTTGACAGCAATCTGATTTCTGATAACCTGATATCAGATTATCAATTTATTAGAGAGAAATTCAATGAGCGGACTATTTGACCCCAACAACCCTTCTAGTTTACTAAACCCTGAAGTAGTAAATCAACGCTTTGAACAAATTAACCAAGAAGAACTTTCTGCTTCTGAAGAAGCAAAAATAAAAAAATCGGCACGTGAACTAAAACAACATGCCGTAATACTAAATGACGATCTAAACCGACAATTACGCAAGTATTCACGCGAGCAGAATTGGAATCAGGTTATGGAGATAACTAAAAATATAGGAGCTGTAGAGAAAACAATTGAAACAGCAGCAACCTTTGATAAAGCTGTAAAAAGTCGTTTTTCAGATTTACCTACACGTAAAGAAAAATTAAACGATAATGAAAAAAAGGAGATTTATCACGCGTATCACGGTAGCACTGACGTCACTCAAGATATGCTTGCAAGTGATTACAGAAAACCTCAATCAACAATAAACACCATAGTTAATTCGGACCCATCTAAATTTGTAAAAATTTAGTAGTAGTGAACTGCTGAAACATTGGCAGCTAACTATAAGGCTGTAGAATTTATAAAAAATTACAAAAACACGTCAAAATAAGGGTATAAAATGTATTACCCACACTGAGTGCGTCGCTTATTTTGCGTTACAGGAGCTCGTTTTTTACCTGTTTTAAACAAAACTATAAATTATCCAGCCGCAACGCCAACCTAACCTGCGACGTGCTGGCGCAGTTTTTTGCGTCTTTGTTGCTAAAAGTGTGATAGTTCTAGCCGTCTGGTTTAGGTTCTTGCTAGGTTATTTACTCTGCGGAATATAAGTGTCTTGAACGAACATCCATTGCCTGCTCAAAAGAACTCGACAGTGCGATAAAAGCATTACATTGGTTTTCTTCATTATCAACTCGTAATGTGTAATTACCGACTAAGAAATCTTCAGAACCCAAATTAAATATGTCAGGAAGATTAAAATCTGTATCAGCAAAAAGTGAGGTTATTTTTTTTACAAGCGCATAAAAATTTAATTCAGTTTCACTTAAATCATTTTTATTCCCTTTACTAGCTGAAAGCTGTATCAAATCAGCATTAACGTTGTCTTCGCCATAAATGTATGATGCGACGGTATTAACTTCATTTACATCTTTAGAAAGCGGCAAATAATTACTCTTAACTACTCTTCCATTAGAACAACTTTTCTCATCATCTAGTTCAAACGTCATTTCTTCGAGTGATGTTTTTATGCTCTCAAAAGTCCAACTCATGTATTTCCCCTTAAAGTGAATTAATCTGGTAATAACCTAACACCAACCTAAAAGCCGTACGATTGAGGTTTTTGTTTATACGTTTATGCTTAAATAATGCCTAATGTCCATCATTAGCGAATGTTTATATGTTTCTGTTGTCACATCAGATTCTCTGAGCGCATCAGTTATTTCTTTCCTTTCAATATCACGATAAATTTCAGCTAAAGGTTGATGAGCAACTCCAAAAAGTGGTTCTGGTATTTCAGGAAACTGATCCGCTGTGATATCGAAAACCTTAGCGTCAACTTCTAGCCAAAAATGAATAGCCCCGTTTTCATCATATCCTTTCAGATACTCTATATGAGACATTGGAAATATTTCTTTTAGAGTAGCGCCAAGAAATAGTGATGCTCCCTCACACGCATTTCTTGGAAACCCAGAAAAGTAAGGAAGATCAATTTTCTCCCCGCCTAATTCAAACAATGTTCTTATTTTCTGAGATATTGAAATCATATAGCCCCTAAAACGTATAACAGTATATTAGTCGAATTGCTCGATAACCCCGAGATCCGACATTTCATAATTCATACTAGATTATACTAATAATCTATAACAAACAATGTGTTAAATAAATAGAATATTCTAATTTTGGTGTTGTATCTTGGTGGCTCACTTACAACATGCATTTTCTGGTTGCTTTGATATCAGTTTAGTATTAGAAAAAGTACGATGAATAGGGAAAAGACTAAAATTGTTTATGTCAGCTCTAAGGCGCTTTTGCGCGTAATAGTAATGTTGCTCACTTATATCCTGTTTGGCTGGCTAATCAATAGGGTGATAAACAACCCTGAAAAGCGTATTTTTCTTTACACCTTATCTAGCAGCTTTATAGCAAGCTGCTACATATTCAACTCAGGCTTTGCTGGCAATATAGTGTACGTAATAGAAATTCCATGGTTTATATTTAGCGGACTGATTGCTCTATACGTTTTTTACTCGCCAATATTTCTTATCAAAAAACTTATGAGTAAACAAAAACTAACAAATTAATCTTTGCTTAATCCCTTTAACGGCAGCTTGCTTTCTCCAAACAATTTAATTGTAACTCCATCAAAGATACTTAACTCCCAACTGATGGCGTTTCTTGGCGAAGCGCATAGTGTGGTCAATTTTTAGATCTTCAATACGCTGCAAGCTTATCTCTTTTTCATTATCTGATAAACGGCTAGCTTCAATGCCCCGCTTTCGCTTATTAAGTGCGCGTAATTGCTTATCGATACCAGAAGCGTAATTATTTAACATCAGATGATTTCTGTACTTTGATAGATAATTAGCCCGGTCAGCACCGCGCATGTAATTTAAATCAGCTTTGTAAGCCGCTAAACTTTCTTTAACATCATAGAATTCGCCAATCGTTTGCTTAGGATTTAACTGCTTATGGAAGCGCCGCCAAAAAGGAATGTCTCGGGATTCAATTTCTTTCCCTGCCATAGCCTTGGCAGCTAAGTTCTGCCAGCGCAACCCGAACTGTAATACACCTCCCCCCATAAACTTAACCATGTGATCAATAGACTGAGGCGCAATATCCATGCCTCCGCTTTTATATTCAGTACCACCGCTGGCTTCATTTAGCCAAGAAGTAAAGTTTTTAGACCACTCCCAAGTATGCTTACCCCCACGATTGGCATCGGCTTTTTTAACATTGTAGCCACGCTGATCAGGGTAGATATTCCCGCCGGTAAACTTCTCGTCTACGGCCATTTCAACGAATGGTTTTATAACGGTCGGAGCCGCCATTTTAACCATTGATACTGCCGTATTTTCAGATTCTGTAATACCTAGTGGAGAAAAGGTACCAACCGCCGACAATGCTATTTTGGTCGCTTGCCTTCCCACTGACTCGCCTTGAATTAAACCATCTAAAGAATGACCCAAGCCTGCCAAAAAATTATAGCCATAGGGCATTGGTATCGCTATGTAATCCTTACCACCTGTCATAATCACGTAATTGGTTGCCTTAACGTAATCGGGTACCTTATCGTAAAATGCAATGCCATCTTCATCATCACCGCCCATTTCTCGCATGACTTGTGCCATGGCAATCGTGCCAAAAATCGAACCCACGGCCAATTTTTGCGATAAATTGTAGAATTTAGGATCCCACATCGACTTAGATCTGTCTTTTGGGGTACCCAGTGCGCGTAACATATTAGCCGTACCTTGAACGCTGGCATTCGAGAACATGTATAGGGCATTCATCGTAGCGCCCATTTCACCTTTACGATTAAAGTTAATCGTTAAGTTTTTGGCTAAGCTACTGGCTTGCTTTACACTTATACCCTGCTCTCTGGCGTGGTAATAAACACTAAAACGTGCCGAGTTTTCAACGATATCATTATAGTCACTAACAAAATCTGCGACGTTTTTACCAAGGCGCCGAACCTTACCAGCCTTAGTCTTGCTCGCGCGCGATATTGAGCTTTTGAGTTCGCTGGCCAATTCCTTAACGTCTTTTTGATTAACCCAGCCAGTTTTAGCGCCAGACTCGAGGAATTCTTTTAGGTAATTACTCCATTTAGGATCATTAAACTTACCGCTGCCATCAAACTTGTTGTTTCTGAATCCCTGGCGTAAAACCACCATCGCCTTAGGCATGGATCCAACCATCTTGCGCGCCAGATTTTCAGTATTAAGTGCCTTGCCATCGGCGACTTGAGTTTCAGCTAATACATTAGCAACCGCCGCTTGAACGTCGCGCGTAAAGTTAGTCAGCATGAATTCAGGGTTCCAAGTTGTAACTAAAGCGCTTAGTGTTCGTGTAACCTTTCCAATATTCCTAACAAAGGCTCCCATTTCGTCAACACCTAAGTTGGCCATAGTATCTTTGAGCACAACATCTTTAATTTTGATGTAACTCTCCACTCCATCAACTTTAACCTTGAAATAATCATCACTGTTTTTCATGGCCATTGCTGTCATCTTGACCGGACCGATTGTTGCTTTACCGTCCTTAGTTATTTCGCCACGCGTTATGTCTGGCTTTTGGGCGGTAAACACTTCCCATAAATCGCTATCTGGGTTGTCGTTTACTAATTTTAGGAAAGTATTACCAACCTCATTCTTACGTGCGCGAATAATCGCTTGAGTCGTATCTTGGATGGAATGAAGCAACGGCGATTCAGCTAAAGAACGACGCCCCATCGCCTTTATGGTTTCGCGACCTTTAATGTTAAAGCCCTTGCCAGCACCATAGCGTGTTACTTGTTTACCGTTGTCATCCTTAGCGTGGGTTTCTTCATCTTTAGCGTAACCTTTTAGCGGTACATAAAACTTATATTGAGATTGCCAGTTATCGATCGCATCCTGCGCTTCAAGGCCAAACTCAACCATCATTTTTCGGTTTTGCTTAAGCATCGAATAAACCAAATCCGAGACAGCTTCTAGTGCGGGGTATTTTTCTTCAAAAATGGCCTTATCTAAAATCGATTGCGCCTGCTCATTGCTCATGCCTGAGCCTTCGCCTTTTAGTTCTGGATTGATGGTATCGATATAAGCATTACGCTCTTTGGCGTGCTTTGCAATTAAGTATAAATCAACTTCATCTTGTGATAATTGATGCTTAGCCATGGTGTTAGCTATCTTATCTGTACGCTCGAGCTCTAGTTTTCGCAAATCCTCACTTACTTTTCCGTGAAAGGCCTCCTCTGCCATGTAAGCGTCGTTATCTTCGTTGACGGCTAAAGAACGCTGGATAACAAGTAGACGCTGGAATTTGTCTTGAACGCGGCGAATAAAGTAATCTTTAGAATATTTTTCTTCGTCTGCTATTGATGAATTTTCGGTAGCCCTGCGCAACATGGTCGATTCTTTTTTTTGCTCAGGGGTTTTACTACTAGATCCTAACGACTGAGCTCGACCTTGCTTGCCCTGTTTAATCTGCTTGGAAATAGTTTCAGCTAGGCGGTGAAGTTCGCTAACTGATGATGGGTACTTATTTAACCCTGCCTTACGCATTGCTTGCTTTAACCATGCAATGATTCGATCATAAATGCGCTGAAAGCCATTGCGATGATTTTCTATTATGTGCGCAAACACTTCTTCGGCTTGAAGTTCAGGTGTTAATGTTTTGTAGTGGCTATCGGCTTTAATTTTACCCCAAATGACTTTTAGGTTTGGCTCATTCTCTGATGCAATTATTTTGTCGATAACAGCCTGTTTATCTGCTTTTTTAAACGTGTCCAAACCGTAGTGACCGAGTATTTCATGCCGTAGCGTTTCTCGCGCGTCAGCCCTATTTGACAGATTACTCGCGGTAAGGGTAAATACGCCTTGTTCGCCATGGTACGCACCTTTGAGCACTCCGAATTTTTCTGCAGTTCCCTCTGATCCATAAATATCCTCTTGATTCTTTATAACAATGGGAGCTAGTTTGATATTTCCGTTGTATTCATCCATAAACTCTTTAGCAATGGTTTTGGCCTCGACAAGGCTAATGCCTTTGATGGGTTTATTACCTGTGCGAATGACAGTGCTGGCGACTTCCCTTTTATAGGATACTACGCTGTTGTCAGCTTGCTTGGTTTCTAAGCTACTGGACAAATTATCGATTTTAGCCTGATTAGAGCCTGGCTGAGGCGTGACCGTAAATGGTTTTGTCGTTTCGCCGTTTTTAACCCAATCTTTAAACTCACTGATCGGTGACTCGGTAATGTTACCAATACCTTGCCAGTCCTTACCGTAGTTAGCTAAATATGCCTCTTGAGCTTCTTTTTTAGAGTCATAGCCCATCATGATCTTATGTTCATCAAACTTGCCATTACTTGGCTCTATTTGATCAATCACAAATACTTTATCGCTATGCTCAGTTGATGGCTTAACAAACACATCTAACGCATCACCATCAGCCCCTTTGGTGCCAGTGATGTCGCCATAGTGTGATTTCATGGTCACAGACCAATCCTTTCCACCTTTGTCTTGACCCGAGCGCGTTGAACCTTGTGGGTTTTCTATACCAATTTTAAAGCCGCTGTGCTCTATACGCCCCATTTTATAATTGCCAGCATCCTTTTGCGCCTGGCTTGGTTCAGCCTGGTCATTCGTTGGGCTAGTAGCAGCTTCATGCGCCGCTATATCAATTTTATTGTTGGTTTCTAAGCTTGGCACCGGAGCCTCCACCTTCCCAATAGAGTTCTCTGCCAAATCTATTGGTAATTCCCCTTCAGAAACAACAACGCCCTCGATTGAGGGCGCTTTATTATCTTCGTTTGATTTAATTATCGGAATATCAGGCGGCGCTAATATACTATCGTCGCTATTGTTGTAATCAGTTATTTCATCTGGATCTTTAACGCGGCCAGCATCGCCTAGTAAATAGCTAACCGTTGGTGCAGTGTCTCCAGCAAGCTTCTGCTGAGCATCACCAATGCCGCCCTCGACTCGCTGTTTTTCCAGTTTATCATTCAATGCCTGTCGGCGCTCCGCTACCGTTGGCGGTACAGCTGCGCTTTCCTCGGTGGGTTTTATTGACTGCTCACCATTAAACGGATCAACAACTGTGTTTTGAACATTAGCATATTGCTCACTCGGTACCGGACCTTGAACATAGCCTGCTTCGCCAATAAGATCAGTTGCCGTTGGCGCGCTTTTTTCAGACAACTTGTCTTGTATGCTACCAACACCGCCTTCAACTCGTTGCTTCTCAAGGCGCAGATTCATTAGTTCGCGACGCTCGCTGACGGATAACGGAGCATCTTCTACGATTTCAGTCGCTACTTGCTCGCTTGGTAATGGGCCTTGAATGTTACCCGCATCACCTAAAAGATCGTCAACTGTTGGCGCCGAATCACCATTAAGTGCATCGTCTAAATCTTGAGTTTCATGTTTTACCCGCATTTGCTCAGAGCGCTGGCGGTTCGCTTGCATTTTTTGATCGCGGTTTTCCTCCCAAACTCTGCGCTGCTCAGCAACGTCATTGGCTACCGGGGTAAATATTTCATGGTCGATACCATAACGCTCTTTCATCATTCTAGCAGCGGTACCGGCTGCCACAGCTTCACTCTGCCCTTGTTTTATCGCTGATTCAATAATTTGCGCTCGAACCTGTTCTATAGCTTGATCTTGAGGTATACCTTGTTCAACAAGTGCGTTAATACCATTCTCGGCCACTTCGCCCGCTTTTTGTTGCCAAGTGATAATGCGCTGAGCGCTTTCGGCTCCTGAACGGACAGTACCACCAACTACAAAGCCTCCAACAAATGCTTCATCTAGCCCATGAATTTGATCAAGTGACGCACCCGCGCCCCATTGGGCCAATGCTTCTTGGCCAGTTTCCGTCATGCCTTCCCAAGTCGCACCTTTAAGCAAACGACGGGCAACGTTTGGATCTTTAACTGCATCAACAAGATCGCCCTTGCCATAGCGCTGAGCAGTCTTTAATACACCATCTTTAAGAATGTCTTTGCCAATTTGCCCCATTGAGCCTCTAATGCCAAGACGCTCAAGCGCCATTTGACCAGCACCGGACGCCACGGCGCGAGCAGCGTTCTTTTCTGTTTCTGGCTGTTTGTCGTAAGCTTCCTCTGACAAACCGCCAGCCATACCAAAAGCACCGACACCCGACACTGCAGCAGCCATATATGGCAAAGAGCCAGCAACCATTTCACCAACATAAGAGCCAGCATCGTTAATCGAGTCTACGTCCTTATAAGATCCAACGGTTGGTTCGTAATCCTTTTGTTCATCAATGTTGCGATCGATACCTTCTTGCGCCCACTTAGACAGTGACCCACCCTGTCCGATGGCGCGACCAACAACGTTTGTTTGTTCTTCTTCTGGAGCGCCAACATCAGTAAAGCCTTTGACAGCACGATAGCCAAGTTCCTGAACTTTATCCACACCAGCACCGAAAGCCGCCGTCATGCCGCCTTTATCTTCTGACTCTGTGGTTTCTGTATCTACTTGTGGCGGCTTAATCAATCCTCGTTCAACGGCGATGTCGAACATTTGCTTTTCTCGTCCAGTCAATAAACCTTGGTTGTTTTGCTCAATTAAATATTCAGCTCTGGTAGTCATTAGCTATTCTCTTATCAGGTGTTTTTTGGCGGTTATTCGCCAGCGGGATTGTTGATTTAGAGTTTAATTGTTTTAATCTGGCATTGACTCGTTTAGGAACGCCATCAACTCATCATCGCTAACGCCGTTTTTCTCGGTGACTGGCTTTAGCCCATAAGTTTTCGCTAATGCTGCTTTTCGTTCACCAAATACGGATTCAACTCGCCCAATAGCAGCTGCCCGATCTTCTTTACTAAAAATATTTGGATCGCTTTGAATTTTTGCCATTGCATTGGTCATATCACGCTCTATGGCTGCGCTTTATTTGCGATAAGCTGCCTGTGATTTATCCTTTTGATTCTGCCCATCCGTCTTGCGTTTACTAAGAGACTTCCCAATGCCATGACCCATCTTGTCCCAGTATTCCGGCCGTTCAATCATATCCGCCATCATCATCTTGCTACGAATGGTGTTAACTAATTCTTCAGGCTTCATTTGCAAGACAGGATCGTCTTGGTCGGTTGACCGCCCCTGAGTCATGGGTTTTATTTCGCTCTTTCCGTTGTCATACGTTACTTTTAACGCAAACGAAACACTGCCGTCCTTACTGTCGGTAGGTACAAAACCAGCAAAACTAACATCGTTGATTTCAGCGCCAACCACATGATCGAACTTGCCAATAGATGACGAAAACTTGTCTTTAAATACCGTGTCAAATAGCTTGATGGTTTCGGGGTTGTTTACTTCGCTTACTTTGCCGCTAGATACGGCTTGTTGCATTTTTTCACCAAGCCCTTTGACCGCTGCGCGCATTTCAGGTTTTTGAAAAGTACGGGGATCATAACCAGCATTCCGCTTAAACATTTCTTCATGCTCTAGTGCTACTTGACCATTGACTCGAAAGTAATCCCACCCAGTGCCAAGCATTTTCTGATCTTTAGTCCACTGCGTATCACTTTCGGATTTCGCTATCTGCCAATCACGATATTTTTCAGTATTATCTGCGGTCTGTTTACGGTAGGCGGCGGTGTTAGCCGTTGTCTGATTGCGATACTCGAGAGTGTCTTGGTAGCGATCATCATTTCTCTTATCCATATCAGCAAGCCGCCCTTGACCATCTTGATAGCGTTGTTCGTTACGCTTATCCATATCTGATAGACGCCGCTCACCGTTTATGCGCGATTGGTGCCGCTCCATCATGTTAAAACCCTGCAATGCGCCTTGTACTAATGCTGAACCCATGTACTTCTCCTAAAGTGAACCAGCTAACAAACCAACAGCAGCACCAACAGCCATGCCCATTGGCCCAGCTGCAGAACCCGCCATCATGTAGCCCATCATCGCGCCAGACGCAGCACCGCTCATTTGATTGCTTTTCTTTTGCTGTTTATTTTGATCGTTAACCATTTCGCGATTATTCTCCATACTTGCTAGCGTGTTTAGCGCCTGCTTGGATTGAGCTTTGGTGCTGTTACCCATTTGCATGATTGAATAGCTCATTAGCCATTACCCCCTATGTCTGCAAGTGTTTTAGGTGCGCCACCTTGCCCTGTAATGATCTTGTTTTGTAAGTCATCTACGGACGAACGTGTTTCATTGTTTACCGAGGCGTTAGTCAGATTTTTTAATAGCGAATTGTTGGTATTATCTTGTGCTGAGCTATCGGGAGTTAGACCGTAACGCCCCAAGCGCATAGATTCGTTTTGTTTAGCCAGGTTAAACGAATTGTCGACGTTGGCCTGATTACGGCCCAACTGCTCTGTTAGCAAAGTGTCATTACTTGCTAAGGCTAAAAGATCATTCTGAACGGGTAAGTAGCGAGTTTGAAAATCAGTCCATTGATCGCGGGTCAACTGCGCCATCGTGTCTTGATAGCTTGTCGATTTTGGCGCTGATACTTCTACCTCGTTTTTGTTGCTGCCATAGTTCCTATCTTCATAGCTCATGTTTAGCGGCCTCTAAAGTCGTTATTGTCATTAAATCCAGCTCCGACAGTGCCAGTATTACTATAAGTGACTGCAGGACTATTTAGCGAATTACTGGCGTAAGCACCTGCGACAGCGCCAATTGATCCTAATGTGCTATTTTTATTCTGCTGTGAAATGCTGGCGTCGTTAAAAGCTTTACTCTGTGACTTGGCTGCAATATCGCTTAATGATGAAACCGACTCTTGCGCCTCACCTTGGCCCATCGCCATGACATTACTCATTTTGTCGATATAACGTTCTTGCCCTGCGACTTCAGAACGAGCTGTAGCATCAGCAGACACAGAACCTTCAATGTCTGCTAACGAGCTAATCGCACTTTTAAATTTCCCTGAACTTGGATCTACGCCATTGGCCGCTAGGTTTTCTGCGGTTCCACCACTTGCCTCGGCAAACGATCGCTGATAACCAAGATTTACATCATCACTAATGCCTTGATATACCGACTTGTCATTGCTAGCTTTAGCCTCACCTATGACTTGGTTTTCGACTGGAACAATGTTTGCCTCGTAATAATCCCACTGCTCCTTGTAAACTGCGGCTAGCTCTTTTTCGTAAGCGGTTTCTTTAACTGTGCTGCTAGATTTACCCATGTAGGATTCCTAGAGATAATATCGCCAGATGGCGAGATGTTGATGGTAGCCATGCTTAATCCAACCATGACGTGGCGCGACTTTCTCACAACCCTTACGAACTGTTAGAAACTCGATAAATTTAGCGTTACCACGCCGGGCAAGTTCAGCTATTAAGTTTTGATAGCGAATAACGGCATTGCCGCCATGGCAGGAGGCAACCGTAATCTCAATATAAGGTTCGCCGGACTGATGGCGAGGTCGTAAAACCATAAAACCATCAGGCGATAGAAACAAAAAAGCCTGCTCATTTGAGCAGGCTTTGTCGATATTGGTGAAAAGGTCGTGGTCATCGGCTACTTTGCCAATACGTTCAATCGGCTCTTTCAGCCGTTGTCGATGTTCTGACCACTCCGCTTTAACCAGAGTGAAGTTTTCCATAGTGGGGAAATACTACCTTTTTTTGTCGGGTTTGGCTAGAAGGGGGTACTATTATGCAGATCTTAGCTCCCGACGGGGAGCCTGATTTTACGTAAAAGTAACACCGCTTGAAACCCCTACTATAGAGCTATGCACATCGACGTAATCGATCCCTAAATCTATAAGACCGGAATGCACCCCAGCGCTCACATCATAGTGGTCCCAGTACCCGCCGGATGGTGCGAATTGACTCATAGCAACAAACCAGAACTCAATGATAGTACTATTGGCGGCGAGTGGTATAGCAGAAAGGCGAGGCACATCTATAATAATACTCGTCCCTCCCTTAGTATGCAGCTCCGTGCTTTCACCTGCGTTTGGCCTCCAAGTCCCTGCGCTAGAAGATGTCAAAATATCATGTCCGATCTTCCATTTAATCAGAACATTTCCACTGACATCTCTAGCCTCAATATGCCCGTTTATACCCATATAGTCGTATCTACTGAACCCCCCGAAACCTATAGCTAGATTTTCAAACGTAAGCTCGCGTGCTAACGGCAAAGCAGGCATTTCTACTCGTAGTAATCGCTTCGGAGCAGGCGGGAAAGCAGTACCTCCAGCAGGGGTGTACCTATGATCAGTCCAGTGCCCAGCAGCAGGCACTTTAATACGCCTAGCATTAAACACATCACCGACTATCTGCTCTGCGTAGACCGTCCCCTTGAAGTAACCAGTTTCCGCCTCAATATGGCCTTGAATTTTGGCGTTTTTTACCTCCATATTACCTGCGGGGTCAATAGAGAAATTACCGCTCCTCATTCCGGTGACAGGGTTATAGTTAATCGATGGGGTTGCTAACTCCATACCAACCAAAAGCCGGTTAGAGATTAAATCATCTGTAACTAAGGTTTTAATGTAAGCATCGTCAATTAATGCACTGGCCATCACTGTCTTGCCTCCGACTACCGAAAACACCGGTGTTGTGACGGTTGGGTTCTGGTCCGTAATCACTGAGAACTTAGCGCCTTTGACAGCAAATATCGGATTGTCACCGTCGTTAACTAAGCCAATTGATGAGGTTAGTCCGGCGACAGTTGTTTTTATGCCCCATAAGGCCCATACATCACCATCGTTATCTGCTACGGTTTGGCTAAGCGTTTGCAGAGCTGCGCCAATTGATGTGCCGTTAACGTCCTCGATTTCAGATTTTAACATCGTACTCTCGAAGGCGATGGCACTGTCGGTTGTGGTTTTAGTGTAGTAATTATTATATAAGTCAGCGCCAATACTAGTGCCTGCGGGATTTTCTATATCGCTCTTTAACTGGGTAGTGGCATTACTAATGGCGCTATCAGCAGCAACTGTCGTGTAATAATTTCGCTCTAAATCAGCACTGACATTGCCAATGCTACTATCTAACTGCAATAAATCTTGCGCCGTAGCGGTGATATTGGTAGCGATAGACTGAGTTAATTTGATTACACTGGCTTCGCTGGCATCAAACTGTGATTCGAGCAGAGTAAAGCTTTCGGCTAGCGCTTGCTGCGTATCGGTCAATGTTTGCTGCTGACTCGTTATGCCTGCGGTGCTGGCGCGTTGACGATCAGCTGCAATATCATTGGCTACGGCATTTTCAAGGCTAGCATGAACACCGACGTCAAACTCACTGCTTAGCTGTGATAATGACTTTGCTACCGACTTGTCTGCGTCAACTTTGGTGTAATAATTCAATACAAAGTCAGCCGCCATACCAGTGCCATTAGGATCTTCTATTTCAGCCTTTAATAATAAACCTGCTTCGGAAATAGCCTGATCCGCAGCGGTTTTAGTGTAGTAATTAGTGGTTAACGTTGCGCCTAACGAAGTGCCAGCCGGATTTTCAATCGCTGTCTTTAGTGTATTGCCATAGGTTGAAATAGCACTGTCTGTGTCGGCGCTGGTGTAATAATCATTATTCAAGGTCGCGCCAATGCTGGTGCCTAGCGGATTTTCAATCACGGCCTTGAGCGCTGTGTCAGCCAGCGCAATCGCTTGATCGGCAGTAGATTTGGTATAGTAAGTGTTGGCCAAATCTCCGGAAATCGATATACCTAGAGATTCTTCAATCTGAGTTTGAAGCGTTAAACCTGCGGTCGAAATAGCAGTATTCGCATCGGTTTTTGTAATAAATTCAAGTGCAATAGTGGCGTTAATACCATCAACCGCCGATTCCAGATCAATTAATTTGGTGGTGTTGCTAGCCCAGTTTATGTCGCCAATTAGCGCGGCGTCGATCAATCGTAATGCCATTGCGTCGGTGTTCTCTTTCATCGCCTGGGCATCAGCTTTAGCAGACAACGCAATTGCATCGACATCGACAATAGACTGAGAGATGTCAGGTATTTTACCGATTTCACTAGTTAAGAACGCGCCAAGATGACTACTCTCAATCTGCCCGCCAAGTTCTGCCAGTATGGCATCAGCAGACTCTTGCGTAACAACGAAAACCCCGTTGGCACCCTGCGTTGGTCCTTTCATATCGGCTTTGTTAACGAACCGGACCCAATAATAGTAACTACTACCCATATTAACGCTATCGCTAAAAATGTCGGTCACTTCGGTTGCTACTTTTACCGCATTGGCAAAAATATTGTCGCTACTGCGCCAAATTTCAGCGTAAGCATGGCCTTTATAAGTTGGCCTATCCCACGTCAGCGCAATAAAAGTAAAGCCTCCGGTACCGCTAACATTAACCGGTGAGTGGGGCCGCTCGATACCGCGGCCACCAACAATAGGCAAACCGTTTTTGGTATTTATTTTGTTTTTTGCAGATGTGATTAATGCTTTTTTTTGCATTGCATCAAGATCAACTAAATCACTAACCAGTAGCGCCCTATTATTACCGCGCTGACCGGTTAATATTTCAATATTTTCAACTACAGCATCTTGTGCCGCATCGCGCTGTTTGTTGCGTGGAATACCTGAGAACAGTCCCATTAAATTATCTCCTGCATTGATGTGGCAATAGCAACAGAATGTATTTCCCCCGTACCATGCAATTCAAATTCCCAGCTCTCCCCCCTTACTGACGGCAGTCGGAATGAATACTTAGGAATGTTGCCGGGCGCCATATCAAGGACTTCCACACCGTCGGCAATGATTTTTATCCCGCTGCCAGCGAGGTTTTCCCCTGTAACTTTTACACAAGAAAAGCTTATGCCTGATGTTATGAATTCTTTCGACCGCCATGTGTATGATGTTGCGCTGCCAGCTTCCCACCGGCTAATGTTGCCGCCATCACTAAGGTAGAGCGCATCATCAAGTAAGCTGTTGAAGCCGCAATAAGCCGTTGTATCAAAATGTCGAAAATCGCCAGTGGCAGGATCAAAGATAAAAACTTTATTTAGCGCGACGCCATAAAATGCGACATATCGCCCTTCTTGAAAATACGCTTCAACAGTCGATGGTTGATAGCCCTGCCATTGCTCGCGAGTGATTATCTTGTCGGTCAATGGCACGGCACCGCTACCGGTTAATGCGACCAAACCATCGGGGCTAGCATAAATCAAAGTGCCATTCACTATTATCGCGCTGCGCTTATTGACGCAAGCTTGATTAGATTCAAGTTTCTGACCTGTCATTGCAGCTGGCGTCGAGCCACTAAAAATATACGGATAACCCTCGGTAAGTACGGCCAGAGAGTTGCCCATGGCGACAATAGCAACAATGTTATGCTCAGTGGTCATCTGGTAATCTGTTGGCCACGCGTAAGGTAAATATGCCTCACTGAAACAAACGGTATTACCAGTAAAACCAGCCATAATGCCATTCGCCATACTTGTTAATCCCGCCAAATCAGTTGGTGGCAACTCGTAGCCATAGGTTTCTAGTGGTGCACCTAGCTGGTCGCCGCGAATGTTATCGACAAATGTGGCATTGGCAATTGGCACTTCTGCTACCAACAGATAATCAGCACTGCCACCTCCGGTCACACTGCGATAAATGCGCCGATGCGTGATATTGGATGCGTTAACGTTCGGTGGTGTTAGAGCCAGCGTAACAAATGTTCCAACTTCTTCCGGGTAAAGTATCTCAATTTGAGCAGACGATTTGCCCGGCGCACTTTCCTCGCCCTGCTCAGTGACAAAGGTATGAGTGTAAAATCGGGTTTCATCATCGTTTGGGTCATCTTCTGGCCCTGCCGACTCTGTAACCACGCCAATTATTGCAATTTCTGGCGCCTGAACGCCTAAACGGTACGAGACCGCTGGCATCGCTGGGCCACCAAACGCCGCATTATTAGTAACTTTTGGATAGCCATCGCCGCTAAAATACACCCGCTGCCATGGATCGCTAGCAACTGGGCTGTTCACTGCGTCAACATCAACGTTCCATGCGAACCAGTGCTGATTGAGGTATTTAAAAATGGTTTTGGCGTCACTAATTACTGATTCATCGGTTAACAATGGCGATTTTAGTGGAGATAAGTTGCCGTTATAAAAATGACAACCTTTGGCACTTTGGGCCGCTTCGTTGGGTAAATGACGGGGATCGAGTTTAGGCCGCTCACCGGCAAATGTATTAAGTGATATGGCAGGCATGGATTATCTCTATATTGCAGAAAGTGAAGGTTTAGCTGGCGTGGAGTTGGTTGTGTTTTTCTTTGAGCGATCGTTCATCGGCTGGATAGAGTTTCCAGTTTATTGCGTTAAAACAGTGGTGCGGCTGAAACCAAAACATCGTATCGACTACACGCTGGACCACCAGAAACCGCCTTTCACCTGTTGAAATGGCACCATAACCAGTACGGCCGCTAATCGTGTGGTCTTTCATGCCACCTAGTAACCGATTTAATATCTCATCGTCTTTTTCCCAACGTGTCATTGCATAGTTACGCAACGAGGGTCGAAAAACGGCAATCAGCGCGATAACTAACCGATGCCAGCCGACTGGGTTAGAAATTAAAAACAACGTCCAGATAACGCCGATGAGTAGTAATGCAAGCAAACCTTTAATGTATCCCACGAAAAGCTCCCATAAAAAAGCCCCGACAATCGAGGCTGATATCATTAAAATTGATGGTGTAGTGCTGGCTAATTTACGCCCCAGACGGCGGTTTGTTGCCCACCTGATGCCGCCAGTGCTTGCTCTGCCGTTGCCAAATCCAACAGAACGGTCTGGTCATCGGCGGTTTTCCACGGAATGGTAATGTTCGACTCATTAATCGACGTCACAAGGCTGGCTAATAAATCAGCCACCGTGACCGCGGGACTGGCAGCTGCCGTCACAATGGCTTGATTCATCGCTGACAATTTCATGCCTTGCATGACTACAATGGCGCGAACTAGTCGGTTTTGGCTGGTTTCGTCACCGTCGAGCAAGACATCACCGACTTGAACTTTAATCGCCTCAACCTTTCTTGCGCGTTCAGCTTTGAATTTGGTTTTATAGTAACCGGTCGCGGTTAACACTTGGTCGGCCGTTCGAACCGTAGGCGGTAACCGTAGCGGTGGAGGTAGCTCTTGGGGCTCAGCGTGAATATCAGCACCATGTTCATCTTGACCAATGACGGCCAGATTCAGGTTTTTATCCATCACGATCGCCGTGTCATAGCAGTGATTAATGTAATCTCTAAACCACTGCCATTGCTCGCCATCTGCTACATACTGCGCGGTAGATAACAAACCTTTCATTGGTCTGTTGTCTGAAATGCTTTGTTGTAAAGTCGATAGCTCATCGGTGTGTGGGCGCGGCAATAACACGCCATCTTCATCTTGAAAATATGAAATATCTTGCATCGTTATTAGCTCCAATAGCACGTTTCAGTTACAGAAAATCCGCGTAGTGCAGGATTACCATTTAGATCATTAACACTGGTCTGGTTGTCGGTAGGTTGGAACTGGTTGTCATCACCCCAAGATGTCCCATTATGCACGATCTCTTTATAGTGCCAGCCGATAGCCCGCTTACCATTGACCTCGATCTCAATTATCAGGGTCTTAGCTGCTGGGCCTACGCCCCCTAGGTTGATTGGGTGATGCTCTGTTGGCGCAGTGTAGCCGTTGTTATATATCAGGTCGTTAAAATACTTATCAGTCGAGATTAATCCTGTAACCCAACGCACTGGGGTCGAAGGGCTTCCAATCGTCGTGAATATCTTTCCTAGTAAAGAGCTGAATAACAGACACCCTACCTGTAGGGTGTCTGAACAGCCAGCGTAAACAAACTTAGGCTCACCAACCAAGGCCAAGCGGTCGCTAGACTCGGTGAAATGGGCTTGGGTTTTGTAAAAGCGTAGTGCTACATAATTAGGGACTAGCGAAGCATCGAAACCATTCAAAGTATTGTTAATAGCCAAGTCAGCTGAGGCCCATGACCCGCCATTATCAAGGGTTCTAGTATTGATTATAGGATTATCTAGGCTTTTACGATTTAACATATAACTAGCAGGATCCCCATTAGGAACCGTATCAATCCACTGAGCCTCAAGTTCCGTAATTCCTAACGTTGCCATAGTCGCTTGGATCTTAGCAGGCGGCCCTATTACATCGGCCCATGAAGGTTCTAGGGATTGATGGGCAGACGGGGTGGATGTACGGACTACATGAATTACAGTGCCGTCAGGAAAGTCAGTGTTAAATGACCCTAGCTCCGTAGCACCGAAGTAAGTATAACTACCCGTCTGATATATATCACCATATGTGCCTTTGGGTATTGAGTGGACACTCCCGTTATCACCGACAAGATACAATTTTTGTGTTGAAGAGGCGTTTATGCCGGAAAGACCGTTACCTCCTATACTCCCAAGCCAATTAGTACCACCACTGACTATTCGGATACGGCCTCCCGCACCAGCTTCAAAAATACCAGCGCCGCTTTTAGTGATAGTGGAGCTGCCGATCATAGTAGTACTGACCCCTTCACCATAACCAGCCCGCCCCGCAATCGAATCATTAACAATACCATTAAACATGACATCATCTGATTTCTGACAGCTCATAACGTGAGTGGCTAGGATATCTGATTGTAGGATTTGGTCGTAAAATTTACCGTCGAATTGGTAGCGGCCTAATTCCTGTCCACTAGCAATAGCACCGCTATCACTAGACATAAAGCAGTCAGATAGTGAATTAACTAAACTGTTTACATCAGCGTACCATTGTCTATATGCAACACCTGATGTAGCGTCACGTATGGCCTTAGTTCCCACAGTATTTAAAGGATGACCAACACCTTGGTTTCTCCGCTGAATTAATCGGAAAGTAATTAAGAAACATAAACCGTTGTGGGCATTAGCGAACTCTGTATTGTTTCCTGCATTAGCTTTCCACGCCCCTATATTTGTGCCTCCTCCTGTGTGGCCCGCATAATCATGTGCTTTAAATCGTGGGTCTTGTTTTGTGAATGTTGCGGCCGTGTTTGATGAACCTTGCGGTTGTACATAATTATCAGGTGCACTATACGCAACATAACCATAAGGGGCCGCATTCTTAAAATTTGAATTATCTGCATTAGCCCAATTATCACCCAGCCCACTAATCATCCGCCAGCGCGAATAAACATCAACTAACACACCATTATCTGTGTGAAGGTTAATCGAGTGAGCGTAAAACACCGCCAAATCTTCGGCGCTTGCCGTTGATATTTTTAGGCTGTAGCCGTGAGTAACAGTGTCGTACGGACCAACCGCGTGAAATGATTGTGGGCCGTTTTTAGCCAGCGTTACGCCTAGCCACGTTGGCTGATCATAGTTAATGTCGCCATTGGGATATAACCGGTCAAGCTTTGAAACCTTTTCAAAAAATGGCTCTAAGCCCGGCAAATCTTGACGCGACAAAATCGACAACGATAAATTTGTACCGCCTGCCACGATAGCCGCTGCAATATCAGCGAAATCCGTGCCGCCATCAGTACGCTGCAACCCGTTTGGCGCGGGTGCTTGTGGAATGTTAAACGGCGCTTTCTTTATCTTATAACCATGAACATGAAAAGTATTCGCCGGCGCATGTATTACGTCCGCTGTGCCGGTCACTTCTTTTAGCACCAGCTCCATTCGGGGATCTTTTAAATCAACACCCGAACCAGCATCAATCTGGCGCTGAATTTCGGCTAGTCCCTCATGTTCGGCCTTGGTCATAACCTGAACATTAACAATCAACGAATCCACTTGAGCTATTTTTACGGCGTAATCGGCGGCCATCTGCTTTGGTGTAGTAATGGCGCTGGTGACACCGTGGCTATCAGTAACGTTCTCAGTCGCATTGCTCGAATTTAGCCATATACGCAACTCATCAAGTAAAAGCTGCTTTTGATTAAACTGGACTGCGATTTGACCAGCGATTCTAGTCAATATGGTGCCGGAAGTGTTACGAATAATCGCGTAACTTGCACCGTTTACAGTTCCACCTTCGTAATTTCGATCAAGTGTAATGCCGGTATCTGTATCAACGGCAATCGCTTCATACCAAGTTTTCATATCCAAGGTGAAGATATCACCCACGGCAATCGCAATTAAGGCCGTTTTCCAAGTGGTACCAACACCAACAATGGCCTTAGCACCATTAGTTACATTTACGGTACCTGTTCGATACCACGCGCCAGAGCTTTCCATAACTATTCCTTAATTTGCTGACCGGCCATCGCTACATCAGCCTGTGATTTTTCACCAAGCTGAGCTTTAAATGCGTTGAGGTGGGTTTGAGATTTACTAGGGTTGGCGGCATATTCCGCATCTTTGACGTAACATCGATACAATATCCACTCGATAGCGGCATTAGTAAAAATGTCATCAATCGATATAGTTTGCGCGGCATCGTTTTGCAGCATCGTAATTGTTGGCGGTGCCTTGGAGTAAACAACGGTTAACGCGGTACCGGCTAAAACACCTGGGTAAACATAAAATGTTTTGGGATTGCGCTCGTCATAAAAGAAAAGCTCGACAGCCGTTGCCGTATTTTCTGCGTACCACTCAGGGTAATTATCATCAATCACCGCGCGGTCAGATGGCCCTTTAATGGCTCGCCCTGCTGCGTTACGGACAATATCAACCAAACGTAAACCATCGGCAGGCAATGACTGTTTAGTGCCAGCAACACAGCTAAAATCATCAACATCAGCGCAATACGCATCAGGTCGCCGCAACACAATCGCCCGTTGAGCATCATTAAAGTAGCCAAGTAACTCAGCTTTGGTCCAGCGCACAAAGCCCGGATCATTTAAAAGCGAGTTGACGCTCGATAGGATTTCATCAGAAGTAACTAAAGACATTAAAAGAATACTCGCTTAGATATAGGCTGGAATTGGCGTTCGTCATTCGCATTGACGCGAGCGCGAAAGGCTTCTCGATGCCCTTTAACGAAATCGCGCTGGTAATAATCGCTTAAGCCAACATCAGTCCATTTTTGATTAGGCATAATCCGCAATAACGATGCAGCACCAGCCGCAATTTCATCGGGCCAACGTTGCAACAATTCATCGTCCACAATGGCACCGTCGGCCATGGGTAGTTTTGGCGCTATCGAATAAGTAACTACCGCTTGCGTATACCCAGCAGCAACAGTAACGCTATTGCCTGATGTGACTTTATAATCAACACCAGCGTTTAGCTCTTTGCCATTAATATCATCAACACTGCTAATAGCATGGACGTAATGACCAGCATCAGGTGTGAGTATGACTGAGCCATCAGCAGCAACCGTTAATGTTTCGGTGCGCTGAACATAGCCAGATTCAATGCAAAACTTGCGATAAGCCTTTTTAAGCTGATCGTTTGCCATCTTGTCGAGCATTCCTGAACACTTCTCACGCAGCAACGGCAGTAGTTCACTTAATAGCGCCATTTAACTTACTCCTGATCGTCTAATTCAGGAGTACCATTCTTTTCGCGCAACGCATCACGTACAGCTTCACGATAAGGGCTGACCGGCTTTTGCTGTTCAATGATTGTTAAATCTTCCGCTTCAACTAAGGTTGCTAATTGGCGAGAGCTGTATTTGGCAATATCTAGCGATTCACCATTAACAACAACCAGCATACTTTCACTCAATCGAGAAGCTTTTTGATCTTCTTCAAGCTTGGTTTTAGCGTCAGCTAGTGCTTTGGCGTGCTTTTCTTGCTTGGCGATAACGTCCTTGGCATCTTCGGCTAAGACGAATACATCCGGGTAATCAAGCAAGCGGTGAGCGATATCAGCTTCTACCGGCACGGCCTTATGACGCGGGAAGATTTGGCGCGAACCGGTCACGGTGTCTTTTTTGACTTTCTTTGGACCGATATAAACAATTTCAACTTTTGACATGTTATGTCTCCAATAAAAAGCCCGGACTATGCCGGGCTATAACAAACGGGAATTTAACGGTATTGGCTTAATAGCCTTTGAAGCGGTACTCAAGCTCAATCTGAACTTCGCCAGTTGCCGCGCCAGTACCGGTATTAGTCAGTACAATGTCACTAGGACCAGTATCGCCAATATATAGCCGCTTAAGAGGTGTTACGCCGGTATCAGCAGCAGTGGTAGCAACCGTTAAAAGCTCAGTTGCAGTGCTAGCTGCGTCAACCGCTTCAATCTTAATCGCCGTTAACGCGCCAAGATTTGGGGTGATATGTCGAATACCAACTATCTCGGTACCAATTGGCAACATTTCTTCAATGGTTTGCTTTGCGCCAGCAGCAAGTGCGACTAAAGCAACGGTGATAGTGTGCAAGGAAAAATTACCTTGCGCGCCTTTGTAAAAAGGTTTTTTCATGGGAATTACTCCAATAGATTAAATAAAAAGCGACCTAATAAGCCGCCATATTTTGATTAAAGCGTGACAGCAGTATCGAGGATCATAGTGCCGTAATCGTTGACGCGACCGTTCTTCTCTGCGAAACGAACCTTCTTACAACCGTTCATCCATGCGATTGAAGTTTCGCGACCGTTGCCGTGATCGTTCTTTTCAGTAGTCATCGCAAAATGACTGCCTGAGCTTGCGCCACCATAAGCGTTAGCAAGTGCTTGACCGCCAAGCAAGATTGCGCGATCGATATCAACACCAGCAGTTTGAAGCGATGTGGTAGCCAGCTTATCGTTGTTTGATACAGCAATGTTATCACCAGCATAGAAACGAACCGGCTTGCTGTAAGTACGCACTAAGATGTTGCGCCACATTAACGTGTCACCGCTAAAGACTTTGTGAGCAAATCCTTTGCTACGAGTCATTGCGTTAGCTTGTAGCTCACGAATACCCTTATCACCAGCAGATTTACGCAAATCTTTCATTTGGCGTGGTGTGACGAACAGCAAGAAGAATGGCGATTCATTTGCCATCTGATCCGCTTCGAACGAAATGTGCTTCATTGGGTTCGCTTGTTCTTCTAGCATTAACGCTAGATCTTCAAGCTTGTCCAAAGTCATGATGTCAGCAGCATCGATGGTTGCAAAGCTAGTCGCATCACCACCAAAAACGTGACGATCATACGTTGGAGCTAGCACATCATTAACCATGATTTCTTTAAAATCTTCATGATCAGCTTGTGGTACGATAATACCTTCTGCTTGATATGAGCCACGCGCACCAGCTAAGTGATAAGTAACGATTTCATCCTGTAAATCGTTGAAGTAGTTAGCAAGCAACGTTTTAGCTGTGCTAAGCAAGTTATGCTTAGTACGCTTTTGCGACATCTTGCCACCGCTATCAACCATCTTACGACCTTGGTCAATGTTCAGCTCGAAAGTGGTTTTAGATAAATCTTCACCACGACCAGCAAGCTTTTTATCGCCCATTGTTGGTAGGCCGTTTAAGTTGTGGAATAAATCCATTTCAACCCCGTCACCAGCTTGACTAGCCAAGTCGTTAATCATAACGATTGGTGCGCCTTTTTCGGTCTGTGACTTGCCGTGATTCTTATCTTTCTTAGCAGATTGTGGAGCGGCACCAGTCAACATATTCACGAATGAATTTTGACGGCGTGTGTGTGTAAACAGGGCTGCGCCAAATGCTTTAGCCGCCTGAGCTCTAGTAATTGTGGACATTGTTTATGTTCCTATAGAAAGTCCGACGCTTCAGCCAAAGCAGCTTCAATATCCGCATCACTCATATTGGCCATTTGCGCAGTCAATGAAGCTGCGTCTTGGTCAAGCAATTGAGCGTTACGGCTGTTGTCAGCGCCTTGGTGTCCGATATCGGATGGAGTGTTTGGGATGGGAGCGGTTTGAGGTTTGGTAGTGGCTGCTGGTTGCTCTGTGGTTGCAGTAGCAGGTACAGCATCGCCAAAGGCGCTCATTACGCGCTTTTCAACTTCAGTGAATCGCTCCGTGATTGTTTTGTTTGCAAACGATGGGTCATTCGCGAGTCGTTGATCTATCTGTTGGGCTAGTTGCCAGCGTTCAGCATCGCTGTCGAGCCAGTTCTTTAAATGCGCTGAGCCATCAAAGGCTGTTTGTGTCGCATCATCTGGACCTTGCTCTTGCGGTGCTTGCGGTTTAACTTCTGGTTGTTGTGGCTGCAGTTGAGCTGCTATCGCTGCCACTGCTTCACCAATACCGGGATAGTCTTCTTTGAGTTGATCCATGACTTTCGGATCGCTTAGCATTTGCTCCGGAGTTAAACCTAGTTCGATACCTGCCTTATCTAACTGCTGGCTATAAAGCGACTTCATCTGATCTGACTCAGCGATTTGCTTTTTAAGCGTTTCAGCTTCCGCTTGCGCGACTTCGAGTGCGGCCTTGGCGGTGTTAGCTTCTTCTCTTGCTGCGCTTAACACGCCGAAAGGAATGGTGCCTTTACCGTTTTTAGTTTCGATTGACTGGTTTTCTTCCGTTGCTGCTGGTTGCTCTTGCGCCGGTGACGACTCGGTATTTGCTACGTCGGTTTCGCTAGTTGCTGTCGCTGCTACTTCTTGTGCTGGTGCTGCTTCCTGCGGCACTTCTTCCTTTTGCGCTACGACTGGTGCTACTTCTTCGGCGTCGCCGTCGTCAAATAACACATCACCAGTGGTTTCCATTTCGGCTAAAGCCGCTTCAATTGCGGCTTCATCACCAGATTCAAGAATTTCATCAAAGTTAGTGCTCATGTTTCTCCATCGACCATTTAACGTATGGTTACGAAATTTAAAGTTCAGGCGTATCGCTGCCAGTGCGAGGTTGTGTCTCTGATTGCTAGGCACAAAAAAGCCGCCTCCAATTTCTTGAAAGCGGCTTTGTGTCTACTTAGCGTTTAGTTATTAGCGGTAGGGTTTTCGTAATTGGAGTGTGAAGCTACCCCATGAAATGTAAGGCACTCGATTACCTGTCTTGACTGGCTTTTTATGTTGAGCAATGTTCTTATCGTCAGTCATAGGCGCTGAAATTCTTTGCTTTGGGTAACGCTTTGGCTCTTTACCGATGCCTATTAAGCGACCTAATTTTTGAAATAAACCCATAGTTACCCCTGATGAATGGCTTGATGAACGATTGAATGGAAGATGAAGTCTTTAGCTTGCTGCTCGATTGGCAGATGATGGAACGGCTTTAAGCTGTGGTGTTTTTTGGCTTTGAGATCCATAACCTTGCCGTAAGACCAACCCTTGGCTAGCTTTTGTGCCATCCAATTATCATGGCGAGCGCTTGGGCCTAATGTTGGGTACATGATATAAAGTGCCACACCTGCAATGGCCTTATCGCGATGGTGCTGCTCAGCTTCGTCCCACGCTGGCATTGGTTCGCGTAACGCTTCACAGTAAGAGCGATTAACTTCATGGCACATTTTGGCGATTGCTGTTACTTGATCCACGTTCTCATCTGGAATTAATAGCTCGTCGCCTTCTCCCCCTACTGAGGTGAATTGAATTTGGTTGTAACCATCTTCAAATGCCTGCTTGGGGCTGATAGACACATAATCGTTTTCATACAACACAAGGTAATCACCAGCAATAGGAATATACCGATTAACCATATCGACCGACGCCAAGTAAGGCATTTCAATGTCGGTACCCGGCAAACAGATGATTAGCGATAAATCTTCCTGTTCAGCTAGTTCAGCAACGGATTTAATCACCGCAGCCATTACCACCTTATGGCATTGAAACTCGGCCATCACTTCGCTGATATGAACCATTCCAGCGTTGTCTCCAACAAGCAAAATCTTTTCTGTCGTTGTTACGTCACTCATTATTTACACCTGTATCGCGTCTAGTTGGGATTTAATATTGGTTGTCACAGTCGAACGCATCGCGGCTACTTCGGCGTTGCTGCGCTCAATGTCTTGTAGGATCTGCTCAGTTTCAGCGATTAGCTTGTCGTCTTTAACATCTTCCGTTTCTGTTTTCTTTTGCAGTTCAGCAATACGAGCTACTAGTAATTCACGATCAAGTTTGAGTTTTTCGAGCTCACCTTGCATTTGTTCCATTTGCATTTGCTCGGCCATTTGAGCCTTTTGCTGCTGTTGAGCTGCGGCTTGCTGTTCTTCTTCGGTCATATCCTCTGGCGCTTTAGGGATATTGAGCGATTGGCGAATAGAGTCTAAAACTTCCTGCTTATTTGGAACGTCCATTAACTCGATCAGCATTGGAACAACAGCTGCTTGTGCTTCGGCTGGTATTTGGCCCATGGCTTGAGTAAGTAATTGTGCTTGCTGCTGGCGATAAGTTGGCGTTGCCGGGATAGGCATTAACGCAATGTGACCACGGAAACGAGCCACATCATTAGTGCGTAGACCTTCATCATCAACACTATTCAGCATGATGTTTTTCTTACGCGCTTTATCATTACGATTGACGGTTACTTTAACGTTCTCACGCTTGACTAAATCAACGACTTTATAGGCCAGCAACAGGTCAGCAACCTTGTTGCGGCTGTAATGAAAGTTGTCGTTAACCTCTGCAAGTGTTGTTGTGCCCTGCTCTACCAGATTGGCAATAGCAACGCCCGATGTTGCATTAGAGTCTTGCCCTAACATCGAGTTATAAACACCTGCAGTGTCTTGAATAAGCTTCATATCGTTTTGCATCAGGTTAAACTGCTGCGCCGCGATACCTATATCGTTTTGCACCGAAAACGACTCATTGATTGATTTGTTTTTGTTTTTTCGTTCAGGGTTAAGAGGAATGTAGCCGTCTGGTTTTTCGACTTCCTCTTTTAGCTTACGTTCGGATAAGTTCGTCGCGTCCTCATCAGCAATGATTCGACGTGCTTGCAGCAAATAGTTAAGTCGAATTACGCGAGCATTGATACCATCCTGCGCTGGAATCATGCGGCTAATCAGTCCGTATGGTTCGCCACTACTGTCTTTTTGGTAACCAATAAACGGGACCAGCGGATATTTACCATCTGGTGCATCACAAGGGCGATCGACAATACGATGAGGACCAACAAACCACGCTTCTCGAACTTTAGGGAATGATGCATAAGACAGCTCGACTTTGCCGCTTTGAACAGCAGCAGCGTGAACTTTATTATTAGCATCGTATTCAATTACGCGGCCATCATTAAGCTTTAACACATGAGCCCTGCGCCAAGTCTTGTAATAAACGACCTGCAGTAACACTCGTTCACGTTGAGTGTCCATCCAGTCAGACTGTTGACGATCCCAGCTGTCATACTCATGCCACGCGGCATGTAGATCGGTGTTAATGCTATCCAAATCTTCCGTGTTCGCGAAGTCCTCCCACAAATTGATGGTTTGCTTTATTACTTCCTTGTGATCAGGAAATATCGATAAAGCTTCATCAAAATCAATCCATTTTTTGTGCAGTATCCATCGTGCGTCACTGCGGTCAATCTCAGATGCGTGCCAATCCCACCAGATATTGCGACGGTGAATATTCTTGATCCGAAACTCAGCAGCAAATGGAATGGGGTTGCGTGTAACTTCTACCCAGCCAATGCCAGCCTTGATTTGGCCAGCATACGCATCGGAACAAGCACGATCAGCACCAGACAAGCGCCAAGCATCTTTAAATTGCTCATTAAGCGCCAGCGCCATTTCGTCGCCATCGTCATCATCAGCACTCACCATTAAATCAGCGCGTGATTTGGCTTCAAGGCCAAGTACACCGTCAATAGTTGGCCCAATCATGTTGTGAACAATTTCTGGCTGACCGCGCTCTTGTAATACCTGACGAATGGTAGTGCTTAGTTGATCACCATCGTAATAAGCACAAGCTCTTGATGCAGGCCCGCGCCACTCTGGCTGCGCATCAATAGCGCCCATGAGGCTTGACAGCTGTGTTAGCGTAAAACCGTCTTTGTTAGATTTGACGTAATCAACCATCGTTTATCGTGCCATCCAGTGGTTAGGGTTATGGGGTGCGTTTGAATCATCGATAACTCGACGCTTCGGCATACGAGCTCGCATTTCTTGAGCAATCATGTAGCTCATTACTTGATCGTCAAAGCCGCCGGACTGAGCACCCATGCGACCTTTTTTATCAAATACGAATATGTTTAGTTCTGAAACTGTGCCGCGCCAACGAATTCCATCTGCATCATTGGCCAGTAAATCTTCTAAGCCAGAAACCAAAATAGGCTTGGATTGTGCTGAAGTATGCCAACCGACTTTTTGTGTCTCTTGGTCAGTATCTTCGCGATCTAAATGTTCTTCGGTGTAAATTCGGCTCGTTGGGTAAATATCAACAAGCTCTTGTAAAACAGCATGACCATGATTGTTACGCTCAGGTCCGATATAAGCCCAGCTGTACCACTCACCGATATGAGCCAGTAACCGGGCGAATCGCTTGGTATCTAAATGGCCGAACCAATGAGCTACTTGACGGCCATCTGACTTGGCAACAATATCGAATGAACTTCTATCGCCATGTTCGAGCCCTTCGGCAATGTCAGCGCCGATAGCGTAATCTTCATCTTCGTCAGGCAATTCCCAAACCAAGAGATAACCAGCAGTCGCCAAAGTTAGCTTGTCAGCGGCTTTACTGGATAAATCAACCTTACCTGTGACTTTCTTGCGTTTACCTGTGGTCGGGCAAACGTCATAAACAATAAGCGGCTTGGAACAGCGCCCCTCTGCCCGCATCAAATCGTCACTATCGAATACTTTACGGCCAGAAGTGAGAAACGCTTCCATTGGCGTTGACGGAAACTCTTGTTTCATCTTCGCTTTCTGTGTGCGTTCTTTATTGATGTACCAGTTCTTTTGCTCGTCACTCAGCGTAATGCCGTTGGCTTTTTCAACCGCATCAAAATACTTGGCCTGCGCTTTAGTGAGCTGTAACCCGCGCTCTGGTAGCTCCAAGACATATTTGGCATCATCAAACCACGGAAAAAAATGAAATTTGAAATCTTGTTGTGACAAATCGATGCCGGACTCTTTTGTTTCCATGGCTTCGATAGACATGTCAAAGAAGTTGCCGCTTGCGCCCTCTGCCGTTGATTCAACAAACAAGAGTGAACCTTTATGGACCGCATTAAGCGAACCAGATTGAACTTCATCTGCTCTTAGCGGATATTGAGCGCATATCTTTCCATACTCGGAAACGTGCAAGACCTGTAGCGTACCCGAGCGAAAAGAAACCGCGATGCGAACATAGCTATCATTGCTTAGGTAAAGTGCGGTGCTTGTTTTACTCTTAACTGCCCTTTTTCCAGTCTTTAACCAACTAGGTAGCCGCTCGTATGGATAAAGTATTTTAGAAGCGAATATTGCCGTCGCCTCACTGATACCCTGAGCAATGACCCCGCATTGCCGGTTATCGTTAAACAATGCGTGATCTAATATAAAAATTTGAATGGCGGTACTAAAACCCAGTTGACGGGCTTTCAATATAATATTGAGGTACCACATCACCATGAACAGCATGGTTTGTGCTGGGCGGCACCGAAATAGCACCTCGTTACCGTATTCATCAGCGATGATGTACAAGTTATTTACTCGCCACCACCAGCAATCAAGGTAAGGGGCACAGCGCTTCAACAACTCTGCTTCATCGCGCCGCAATTCCATGCGTTCTTCCGGCGTTAACCAGGTATCGCGAGAGTATTTAGCGGTTTTAGGCTGCATTAACCAACTACCTGATCGACTTTGCCACCGGTCAACTCGTCAATGAATTGATCAAGTTTACTAGTGCCACCAGCATCTTTACGCGCCTGAGCTACTTGCAGCTCAGCCAATTCCGTTTGGACTTCTGATTTTCTGGCATTGATAACCGTTGCTTTGGCTGTTTTGATGATCCGGTCAGTATCAGCAATGATTTTGCGCTGGTTTAAATTATCTAACTCAATCGATGACATCGTTTTAACAATCGACTCAACGCGAGCGATATTCCTATCTAATGCGTTATCGGCTTTAAACAGTGACTCGAATAAGCTGGCTGCTGTTTCTGCATCAGGTGATTCTTTTAACTTTTCGTGTATCTGCTCGATTGTCGTTATAACTAGATGAATGCGCGAGCGACACAGGTCTAATTCATCAACTAACGTTGTACCGTCAACGAGCTCACTAATGTTTCGACTGAAATACTTTGAGTAACCACCGTGTTTTATTGCATTGTGCGACTTCTTAACGACTTCTTTTTTCTTTACAGGCTTAATGACCAGCGCTTGCTTCTTAGCAGTACCTTTTGCTTTTGACTCTTTTGGCACCTTAACCGGCTTAATATATCGCCTAGCCGTTGAGTAGTTCAGTCCTTTGCTTTCGCACCAATCCTTAGCGCCAATGCCGGTATCTTCGTGAGCCGTTACAAACTCAGCCTGTAACGCATCCCATTTGCTCGACACGAAACCACTACACTAACGAGCCGCGTACAACGTAGCTAACGAGACCTACGCAGGCCACAACCACGATACCAGTTACTTTAACGACACCACTGCTAATTATGGTGTTGCTCTGTTGGTTCTTTTTGACATCAGCTAGGTCTGTGCTGATTGTGTCCATCCGCTTTTCAATTCTGTCTACTCGCTGAGAATGATTAGCGTGACGTTCTTCATTACGCGCTGATGTTACAGCCAGCTCAGTGATAGCCTCAGCCATTTTGTTTAATGATCCACCCATTTCGGTCATACGAGCATTAATTTGGCTAAGTTGATCTGACATTATTTAGATTTCCATGATTTGATTAACTCAACAATGTTTGAGCTCGGCTGAGTATTTGAAACAGCTTGATACTTTTGCTGCTTTTCTTTTGTCCGCAATCCGAAATACATGCGCAACAAAGCAGTTGGAGTGCCTAGAATAGCCACAACAAGCGGCCAAGCTTCACCAATGGATTTGATTGTGTCTTTATCGCTTGAGTAGACCGCTACAGCTAAAACGCTCACAAGAACAATGACGGCGAACGAAACGATAGTCGCCATCATCTTAGCTATCTCAGGTCGCGTAGAGTTACCAGTTGAGTCAACTTCACCCAGCGCCTTAATAACGTTCGTATGCTCTTTAATTTCAGTGATTTCAACGTCGAACTCTTTAGTCATTAACTCAGCTTGCAAATTAACTGGCATTGTAGAGATCGCATCTTGAATTTGTGCGCCAGTTGCATTGGTTGGTAATTTGTCATCATCAGACAAGAAGCCATTCACAACATTAAGAATCGTGTTACCACCAGGTATCACATCAGCAAGGACGGATGCGCCAACCTTGCCTAGAATTTTCAATAGGTTCATGCTTTCGATATCTCAAGCGTTGCTGATTTGCCACCAAGCAAGCTCATTAGCTTCTCGAACGCTCCACGGCTGTCAGTAACAGCCCAATGACCACCAACCACACCTAAAGCTGAACCCGGAGCAATACAACCTTGAAGTTGCGCCGCGTAATTAGCTTTATGGATTAATATATGACTGCGCTGCGACGGACCAAACTTGGTTACACCTAGCGTTGGTTGCTCAACGATGTAGCAGCTACCGAACTTAGGGCTAACGTGTGGCGTAATTTGATATTGACCTTCGGGAATACAAGAAACTGATGACTCGTTATTCTTCCAATCGCGCTCAACCGTGTAACAGATGAAAGTGCCATCACAATCTAATTCGCCAAATGTGCCTTTGGAAGTGTACGTTCGCTTTAATGTTAATTTCATGTGTTACCCATTTGTCCGGAGCTAGAAATAGAAAAGTCCGGAGCTAAATTAATAGGTCCGGACTTTGGCTGGGAGAGTTAAACGAAAAAATCCGCTTCAAATTAATGAGCGGATTTCTTCAACATAGGGATAATGCACTATTTTTTGGGGGGGATCAAATCTTTGATAGGTATTGGCTTTAATTCAGTAGGTTCATTTTGTTTAACATTTGTCGCTCGCCCTAATCTGCTTAGCCCTAGCGTCACGATGCCGACAGTAATCAAAATCTGAATATCGACCATAATTTTAACAAAATTATGAACTGGATACATATCTCCATACCCAACAGTTGTCGAAGTAACTATAGAAAAGTGAACTGAGTCAAGAATAACTTTTGTAATCTCAACGTAATATAGGCTTTGCCCGGCTAATACTGATTCAGGACTAGACAACAATGTTCTATCATAATCATAAAAACCACATATCATATCGTTTCCATAAATCAGGAAAAACCAAAGGTAAACTTCTGAATATACGAGGATTATCGCAGTGTAATAAATAGCTAACTTTCTAACAGGTAACTCCCTTTCTCCAAGAAGTTTGAAAGCATTCTGGGTAATAATAAGGATGCAAAACGATAAGAAGAAAATCCATATTCCAAAGTAAACGGTCAAATAACCAAGGGAACTTTCAGCCCCCTCTAACTTAGCTTCGGCCCAAGAGTCTGGTAAAAAATAAACAAAGAAAATAGACGCACAAAAAGTAAAGTATCCCGTATAGGCAGACACTTCATGCTCACTACAAAACTTTACAAACCAGCAAAAAAGTGGATGTGGTTTTTCATACCACCTCCTAAGCTTCGTTATGAATGGATTCCTAGAATCCTTTAAAAAATCTGACAACTGTGACTTCAATTTCCTCTGCAAATTTTTTATTTTAGTTAATATCGGCCCCATAAATAACGCTCCTCTAATTCAGTATTAATCATCGGTTTTATTTGAGGATAGTAGGAAAAATGATAGGCGTGGGGATATGGTTACGGAATGTATAAATTTGCGCAGTTAGTTGCGCAGTGCGCACAATATTCAGTGCGCACTTTGTATTGCGCATTTGCACAGTGGCTATTTTTGAGGCCCACCACTAACGAGATGCGCCACAAACCATGCTGGAGCCACGAAGCCGATAGCAATAACGCTATTCATTATCAAATCGTCGGTGCCGCACACATTTAGTTTTGCGCATACAAATTCACCGGCCATCACACTTACGAGCACTAGCCATACGACAGCGCCCGCTATTATCCCCTTAGCGTCTAGATCTTCGTTTTTCATTTCACCGCTCCTGCATATTCAATAACTTAAACATACATTAACACGAACTTTCTATGCAACATCCTCGGCCTTTTTATTCACATTCTTAATAATCTGCTGTTCCCAAGTCGCGATAATGCTCATCAGGGCCTTTGCTACTTCATCATGATTGTTGGTGTAGCTTGTATGGTCAATGCCGATGATTGTGGCTCTCTTGCGCATTGATAGTGATTTACGCCCTCTCCCTCTGCAGGGTGAACAGTCGCGAAACTCTCGTTCTGCATTTATTTTAATACCGCTACCATCGCACACGCCGCAAAGTGGTAACTCAAATTCAAAGATTGCGGCGTTGATGATACCGTCGAGAGTTTCTTGCTTGATTTTGTAGCGGCGTAACTTGATAAATAGGGTGATATTCATTGCTAATGACCGAACAATACGATGGCGCTTTTCTTCTTGCCCAGCAAAACGATACAAGGCCCAGTTACCCGCGTCTGTGCTTAATCCTACTAATGAATGCGCCGCATCCCTCCAATCGATAACATCTAGTGAGCTTCCACCGCCGACAGCATCATAGTTGATTGCCTTTGGTGCCATTTTACTAATCAATGTGATTGCGTGCATTGTTGGTCCTATGTTTCGTGAATATCAATGTTATGAATTGCTTTAACGAGCTTTTTCTTTAAATTGTATATTGGCGTTTTCATACCTTTTACGTCCTCGATAACTCGGTTGCCGTTGTCGATGTATTCAAAATCTGCTTTATAAAAACCGCACTTAACGCCGTTAATGATCAAATCAAAGCGAGGTTGCAGCTTTAGCGCTTGGATATGCCCTGTTCGCTCGAGCATTCTTAGCACCTGGTACCGCGCAGCCTCTTTCTTTGAATCAAACTTAATGCCACCTACAACGGTTTTTACTGCGCGATACTTGTTTCTCATGCAACTTTCACCAAAGCGTTGCTAATTAGTATCCCCAAGGTTTCTTCAAGTGCTCGTAACTTGTCAGCAGCAAGCGCGTGTCGGTTAACGCCGTCGATTTCGCTATGGCAATTACTGCAGGCATAAACGCCAACGACATCAGAGCATTTAAAGCCCATGCCCCGATTAGTCCCTATGTGTGCAAAAACCGTTGTTTCAGGATTAAAATTACAGATGCCCGGTAATCGTAATGTGCAATCTTGATTCCTGGCGCTTTGGGTGATTTTCTTGCTGCGAATTGCCATTAACTAAAACCTTATTAACTGTTCAACAACGCGATCTAAATCTGGCCGCGTGTAATTTCTTAAAACCTTTAAGAGCAGCACATTGGCTACGGCGTTATAAACCTTTTCAAATTCTTCTTGGCTCATACGGCCAAAGCTAATTGAATGTGCTTCAGCCTTAACATCACCGTTAAGATTTACCGCAACATCGTAGTAACCGGCTTGAATAACGCAGTCTTTTCTAAATCTGTCGAAGTTCTTTTCGACCCGCATTCCCCTGAATGTTTGCTCTGGCGGCTCGAACGCATCAAAGCCAAGGTTTAACATGGCAAAGAATTTCTTATGAAAATCATAATTGCGCACTTCGGACCATTTCACTTTGATCACTTTGCCAACCTTTACCCGCTTCATTAACTCGGATTGTTCCTCGTCAGTGGGGATTAAGCCTTGTGGGGTTTTCATTAGCAGTAGCTCAGCCATCAGTCTCAGCCTCTTTAACCGGACCATCGTTTGCGGCTTTAGCCTTAATAGTCCCTCTAATAAACGCCCCAGCTTGGATAAGCGCATCGCGAACTTCGGGTCCGGTATCGAATTTTTCACTAACAACCGTGATTGCCTGAGCTAAATCTGAAAAGGCTTTGCCCGCATCAATAGGCTCTTGCGCTAGACGCTCGCAGTTTATGCTTACACCGCCAATAATCAGTTGGCCACGGGGTGTTAAATTAGTCATCGTGCTAAATTGGTTTTTCATGCTGCCACCTTCACTCGTTGATATTTATTTACTCGTTTACGCATATCGTTGTACTCGTCAATATCGCTAATTTTATTAAGCTCTGCAGTTACATCGCTGCGGGCCATCATTCCGTGGCGAACCTTGTAGATCATCGCGCTGGCTTTTAAATCACGCTCGAGTGATAGCTGCTCTGCTGGCACTTTCAATGCGATGTTATGAGTCATTTACTTGGTCCCTCTGAATGATTCCCAATAAAAATTAACCCAAATACCACCGCGATCTTTCAATCGTTCAATCACTCGGCCACCAAGAAGGTTAGATAATTCACCCTCTCCTAAATTGGTTAAGATGCCGGTAGGCCGAAGGTATGAACACCTCCGGTCTATAATTTGGTTAAGCAAAATTAGTTCATTTGGCGAACCGTGCTGAACGCCGACTTCATCGATTACAAGTAAGTCTAACGAGACCATTTGTTCAATTAACCTTTCTTCTGATTTAGTGGCGTTCTTGCCGTAGCACTCACGAAACTTAACCATTAGGTCGGCCACAGTGACTATCATGATCCGGTAATCTTCGAGTAATAAATGATTGCCAATCGCAGACGCCAGATGGTTTTTACCCGTACCGTAACTGCCCGAAAACACAAAACCACCGCGGCCTTTAAATTCATAAGCAAACGACTTGGCTGCTTCTAGTGCTTTAGCCTGATCATCACTATTCACAATGTAATTATCGAACGAACTGTTTTTATGGATAGGGAGAATTCCAGACCGACCAATTACGTTATTCAGACGGGCGTGCTTGAGTGAATTACCACAATCGATACCAGCTTGTTTCCCTTCAGCTTCAATTTCTGCGCGGATGGCGTCACGATCCTTGCCTGATGCATATTTCTTAGCCGTTGCTGGCATCATGCGATTCATTCGAATTAATAATGATTGTGTTGTTATGGTTCCCATGATGATCTCCTTAGCTCCTAAAGCCGGCTGGTATTGCTTGGGTTGATTGACTGACAGCGTTGATGTCGCGCTTAACTTGCTGAGCAATAGGGACTGGGGTTAGCCACAAGCGCTCTCGAATGAATCGAGTGATGCCGAAAACAAATTGGCCATTAGCATCGGTTCGCCATTGCGAGTTAGATTGAGCTGCTGCGGTTAGCCAGTTGATTACATCGGTGGAGTCCTGGTCTGTTAACTTTTCAGATTTCCAAACTTTCCATGCCTGGGCATCTGAACCACCACGTCGGTGAGCTGGGTATAGCGAAAAGAAATCTTTAAAGGCCTGCGGTTTTTTAATGCGAGTAGGTTTCGTTTTCTCAACGGGTGAAATGGCGGTTAACGCACAAGTAATATTATTAATATTCTTATGTATAAGTTTCTTTCTTATTGTAGGGGTCGAATTCGAGAACTTTTGTTCTTGAATTGGAGAACTCGAGTTCTTAGATTCGAGAACTTTTGTTCTTGGATTTGAGAACTGCTTCCACTCAGAAATCACAGGGTTTACACCAATATTTCTACCAGACTTAATTACGACACACTTGTTTATAAGTGATTTAATCAAATCAGAGACATTACTTTTACTAATGCCGGTTATTTCAACAATTTGTGACTGAGCTATCCAATCGGTTTTTTTGTGAAAACGGTAGGTCTTTAACACGATTGCGCAAAACACCTGATATTCTCGCCCTGCCAGCTTAGCTGGATTACTGGCCAACGCTTCAAATAGGGTATTGGCCAGTCGCGTGTAACCATTATCTAAATCCGCTTTCACGTATTCATTCTCGCTCTCAGTGTTACGTACTGGAAAGTTGATTACCTTCGCTGTATTTGTCATAATGTTTCCTCTGGTGAAGCCCTGTCATACGAGTCCTACCTCGACAGGGTTTTTCTTTATCTGGCGTTTACTACTCGCGCCGGTGTTAATCCCTTACCTAGATTGCGCATCACACACAAGTAAGCCCCAATCACTAAAGTGATATAAATCCAAAATCCTATTACCATTACGCAGCCCCTTTAAATCGTTCGCGTTTTTCATGATCCTCGCGGCAATCGCCATCACAAAAACAACCAGTTTTAATCGGTTCATTACAATTGCGACAAATCCCAATCGGGCCTAATGCTGGCTTCTTATGTGAGAGTGCTGCCTTTAATTCCTGCGCTTGCTCTCTGCTTGCTACGTCTGCGTTATCCATGCTCTATCCTATTTATATGAAAAGTCAGAAGTTGCTGATAGAGTGCTGTTACCACACAAAACCCAACCAACAACTACTGAGGTAAACTTATGTCGAACTGGTACTCCACCACACAAGATGATCTTCATGGTCTTCACATGAAAGACATCCTGTCTGAAATCAATCTTTATTTTCAGGCCAACCTAAACAATCTCGGCGAGGCTGATATAGCCATGTTTTCTAACTACTGCCCTGAAACAGTAACTACCACACTACTTTTCACGCCAACACTCGAGGAGATCGCCAGAAAAATAGGGGCCAAGCCTTGCGAGCCGCCAAAGAACTTAGTTAAATTTAAGCCATTAGCTGGAGACGGCAGATTCAAGAATCGCTACCTTGCGCTTTAACTGAGCAATTTCAGTTCGTAAACTATCCATCAGAGGCGTGGCGTTGTTATGTATGAGTATCCACTCCTCATTCTCTAGGCCCGAAACGCCCTCATATTCAAAAATGTGTATATGGTTGCCACTAGCCACAAGAATCGAATACATCGCATCTCGACAGTTTTCTATCGTTTCATCTGAGAAATTATTTCGTGGTTCACTTGCACGATCTGCGTTATCCATTAGTGAACGACCCTTCTACATGCCACGGGCAATTCAAGTGTCGTACTCTTAGGCCCTATTTTTATTGACGGATAGGCTATTAGGCCCTCGGTTAGATCGGTGTATATATCTTGTTTTTGCTCAGCGATAAATTGAGACATTAGGCGCCCCAACACTTGCTCAACGCTTAGGTTATTTTTCTTAGCTAACGAATCAAGTTGCTCTAGCTCAATGGAATCAAAGTCCAGCGCATTTAAAGTGATATTCGACACCGTTAGCCCCTTTTATCTGCGAAGTTGTACGGTAAGATGTTCTTGTTATCGCTAGACGCAAGCGCGCCTTTTAATTGAGCTTGGAACAACGCAGATTTGATGGCGTTACGCGCAATGATTGCTGGCGCTATACCGGTTAAATCAGATAGGCGTTGCAAGTTTTCGCTATCTTCATCAATCAGCCGAACTTTGTATTCATTAGTGTGCTGCTTGTGTAATGGTTTACTCATGACTAATTCCTCGTTGCTTATGCGGCTTTCTGTCTTTTGTCACCGCTTGGTGAAATTGCCTTTAGGGCACCATTAGTGATCCGTTCCAATTCATAGGCGCGACGCATTGGGATGGAGTCGCCCCATTGGGAGATCGAGCTTTTTGTTATCCCTAGTGCTCTAGCTAAATTCTGCTGCGTTCCAAAATGTTGTATAGCGTCAACCTTGTTCATTTCCCTTACCGCCGAATCATTAATTTACCAAAAAGTTTAGCAGTCTAAACTCAATAAGTCCATAACAATAAACCAAAAAAGGTTTAGCATTGTTAACTATGAATATTTCAGATCGCATAATTAAAAGAATGAGCGAGTTAAAGCTCCGCTCCGTTGATGTTATAAATAAAACAGGTATCTCAAAAGGTACGATTAGCCAGTGGAGAAAAGGCACAGCAAACCCTAGCGGTAAAAATTTAATATTACTTTGTAAAGTATTAGGCGTTGATCCTGATTGGTTGCTTTATGGCACTGGCTCTCCAACAAGGGCTGTGGATAGTGAAAATACAATATCAGTGCCTCATGTTAAGCCAGTTCCCTTAATCAGTTGGATTCAGGCCGGTGCTTTTTGTGAAGCAGGCCAATTAGCACCGTTGGATGAATCTACCGAGTACTATCCCTGCCCGGTAAGAAATGCCGGTCCGCGTACTTATGCGCTGCAAGTTAAAGGCGACTCGATGACCGCAGCGTTCCCAGGTATGCGCAGTTATCCAGAAGGCACCATAATTTTTGTAGATCCAGATCGAAGCGCAATGCCTGGTCAGCGGGTGGTTGCCCGCCTTGGTAGCGCCTGCACTTTTAAGCAGTTAATGGAAGACGAAAGCGGCCAGCAATACCTGAAACCGTTAAATGACAGGCATGAACTAATAAAGCCCGAAGATGGGGTCCAGGTTTGTGGCTTGGTTATCGGCGCATTTATGCAGGAATAGAAATTTTAGACACCTATTTCACGAAGGGAGCGTACCCCCTGACGCCACAAAGCGACTAAAAACAGCTAAAAGCCCGTAACTCAATGAGTTACGGGCTTTATAATTTTGGTGTGGACGGGGGGACTTGAACCGCCTATAGAGCACCTAAAATCAATAACTTAAAAACAGCCAACCACATGCCCTATCAAAATAAGCCACAATGTCTACGTTCTATGTAGTCAAAGTGTAGTCATTTTTAAAGCTATGCTCAGTTATTTATTGCCTGTTTAAAATAACTGCGTATAGTCAATTAGTTACAAGCCGACAAAGTAGGCATGCTCGTTTCTCCGGCTTACCCTACACACCGAAATAGAGTTAATACGTTATTTTTAGATGTATTATTTCATAAATTATTTTTATGGTATGAGCATGTTTGATATACAAATATTAGCTGCATTCATCACATGGAGGTTATCTTGAAAGTTATAGAACAATGTAATAGTAGAAATATTCCATTACCAATTCAGAGAGAAGTCCGTCAACGATGTGGTTTTGGTTGTGTTATTTGTGGAATACCGCTTTATGAATATGAGCACATGGAAGAGTGGGCTGAAGTTCAACGACATGTTTCTGATGAAATAACATTACTCTGCGACCAACATCACAGAGAAAAAACAGGTGGTTTATTACCAAAAGAAGTTGTAAGCCTTGCTAATGAAAATCCGCATAATCTAAAGGAGGGTGTTTCTAAACCATATAACTTACATTTCGCAGGAAACAATGCAACGGTCGAAATTGGTAGTAATACCTTTACTTGTCAAGATCAAGGGTATGGCACTGCAATGGTTCCAATTAGTGTTGATGGGACACCATTGATTGCTCTAATTTTGGCTGATGGGCATTTATTATTGAATCTTGTTATTTTTGATGAATTCAATTCTCCAATTCTTCATATCAAAAACAATCAACTTTATTACTCTACTGAATCTTGGGATATTCAATTAGTTGGCACGACATTGACAGTCAGAGAAGCTCATAGAAAAATTTTATTTGAAATAAAATTTTGCCCTCCTAACAAAGTTATTATTAATCGAGGTCGATTTTTAAGGAATGGTGTAGAAATTTTAGTACGCCCTAAAAATATATTAATTACAAATAATTCATCTGTAATTAGTGGTTGCAGCGCGTCAAATTGTTTTGGTGGTTTAATTATTGGTCACCACGATAAACCAATTGGTGGCTTTATGGCAATGGATGGCATACCTCGATATTTGGGGAACAGAAAAGAAGCTCTAAAATTTGAAAAAGAGTCTTTGAATCGTATTGAAGAACACTACAGCTAACTATAAGTCTTTCAAAAGGACAAAAACAGTTGGCTGTGTTTAATCATGAATCAGCCGTTGGCAACAAATTTATCATCAACAAGGAAAAGTGAAATGACCCAAATTAAAGAATCATTTATCAAATGTAAATGTGGAAATCGATTTAATTCTCCAATATTTTTTAGAGATACTGCAACATTTGAATCCGCAACAACTAGCGGCAATAAAGCGCAATGCCCTTCATGTCGTGTAATGATTGACTGTAACAAAACCAATATGTCTTACGTTTTGGCTGGCAATTCAGGTGGTGCTGTAGGTAATGAATTCGGCAATGGCTAGCCAACAGATCACAAGCCTCTAAATTAAGATTCACCAAGGCTGTCATACCAGCCTTGGTTCACTTATTAGAGGGGCGTTAAATACCATAGCAACCACAGGCTGCCCTAACCCATGTAGTCAAAGTGTAGTCATTTCTGACGCTACGAATCTAGTCAACCTACTGATTGAACAGTCAAAACTAGCCTCTGCGAATGGGGTTACAATCACCCCGTTAAAACACTAACGTCATGTTTTTATTTAATTTGTGTTCAACTGGTTAAGCCTGATCGCATCATCTAAATGTTTAGGCGCAAAGTGGCTGTACTTCATCGTATCAACGATTGAAGCATAGCTCATTTGACCACTTCAAACCCCCGCTAAAGAGGTAAGCCTCTTTGTCTATATAGAAGTCTGTTTTGTTAAGGTTAGCGCCCTTGAGCTGAGCTTGTTATGCAGTCACGATCAAAGGACATTTCACGGAACATGAGACTTGGCTTGGAATTTCTAACACGCTATCGCGCAAAAATGACTTAGGGATGTTTTAATCCGTTTGTGCCATTTGTTTAGTTCGCCGTACTTCTTCTAATACATTACTAATCTGTTTGATCGATTCATATTCGTATTAAAAAAATTGACCGTATTTTCGAGTCTCAGATCTTTGTCTTTTTCAGCTCTAAAGCAACCAAATTAAATTTGAAATCTTCTTTTGAAAGTGTCTGGTTTGACTTAACTAAGTAGCCATTTATGATTTAATCATAAAATTGTGTAAAAATAATAATCGAAATGTTCTATGGCTGTGTAAACTTTGTTATATTCGAATAACTTAGATATGATTGAAATGGCATTGATGCTGTAGGAGAAAATATGGAATGGTTAATTGTATTTGCTGTGATAGCAGCCTTTTGGTATTACCTTTCGGAGAATAAGAACTCAAAGAAAGAAAGAGTGAAGACTGTTCGGTATGATAGATTTGACACTCCAACAGGTTACATCGAGAGAAAAGTGATTAATGAAGCAACATATTCAAAGTCTAATTACTGTAGCGATGGAACTCAGACGGCTAACAATTGGGTTCCCCCTAGTCATCATGCGACTATTGAGTCGGCTAAAACGCATCAGGCAAAGGAGCTTATTCCGAGTCCACGACAATTAAACCATCCTATTAGAGCTAGAACTTCAGTTAGCCACGAGCATACTATCTCGCCGAAAGAAACAAGTTTAACTTCTCCATCAAGTAGTCGGTCATATAAGGAATGTAACAAATGTTCGCGTTCCCAGCCTCATAACTCGTTCTTCAATAGCGACAAGCAACCAGATGGGCTTTCGAAGTGGTGTAAAAGCTGTCATGAATCAAGAAAAAAGAAGCCTCGCAACATCAAGTTCTGTACAAAGTGCAAAAACAATAGGATCAAATCGAGCTTTTTCCCCAGCGATAAGCAGCCAGACGGGCTAACAAAGTGGTGTAAAATGTGCCATAAAAAGCTCAGTTAGACAATAACATAAACTAAAAAAACTATAACAGCCAGATTGTAGTGCTACAACTTAATATACACTCCTTAGTGAGGTGTTAGATCCCTCCGGGAGCAAATATGTCAGAACCACTTTGCGTGTCCTGAGCTGATATTATTATTGCACCGGACCCCATTCTCTAACGGTCCCTTTGTCGAAAAAAAGAATTGACACACCTTGTTCTGATTTGTACCGAGTTAGGGCGGTGATTTCAACTGGTCATACCCTCAGCCAAATAACTGCTTTATAGTCTCATAATATCTCGGCTCTCTTTGAGTTGGCAGGCTATTATTCTCATTCCAAAATTTTGTAATTTTTTGCGCCTCTCCCTTTAGTCTAAATCAAATCACGCATCAACCTTTCGTTAGTGACACTTTTTACTCCTCACAAATAACTAAATATACATTTTACCAAACAGAAGTTTAATAAACTAAACTTTATGTTGACTTAACGCGGTTTAGTGTTCTAAACTTTATTCATCAAAACAACCCAATTAGTCCCTAAGCGGAACAAATATCAAGTTGGTTTGTTTGGTGAGAAGATAAAACTAAAAGAAGTGAAACGGGCGACCTAAGCCGCCCTAACCCCAACGCCGCCCAAACTGTCCAAGGCACAAGCAGCGTTAAATGGAGAAAGTTATTATGTCACAACATCAGTTACAACCACAATCGCTACCATTAGTAATAGTACGTCGGCCTATCATGGCAAACTACTTCGCGTTCGATAATGCATTATTCGATTTTAACACCAAGTATCAGTCTGTTAAATTCCTGCAAGAAACACTTATTAAGGCTCAGTGTGAAGCTAAAGCGGCACTACAGCGCGTTAACGTAGTAGCAAATGTCGCCATCAATAGTGAGTCAGAACACGTAATTTCCTTGACCGGTTCAAACTTTAGACGCTGTAATCTTGAATTTAACATGAACAATCGCGGTGAAGTCTCATTCGTTGGCGAAGTTGGTGGTGATTGGTCCGGCATCGTTAAGTTGGAGGGCTAATCATGAATCAGTCAACTCAACTTCAAACATTTGAGCAGGCCAATCCGTATTTGGTTAGCCGCGGTATCGACGAGCCAAAATGGAACGCGCTACTTTCTACTATTTATCCTGGTGCAAAGCCTGACTCAGTTGTTATGGCAATCGATTATTGCGCCGCACGCGGCCTAGACGTCATGTTAAAGCCAGTTCATTTAGTGCCAATGAATGTCAAAGACGCACAGACCAATCAAAAGGCATGGCGCGATGTTGTTATGCCCGGCATTGGCTTGTATCGCATTCAAGCTGATCGCTCAGGTAACTACGCTGGTGCTGACGAACCCGAGTTTGGCCCTATCATCACAATGGAAGGAACAGACGCTTATAACAAAGCGTTTAGCATTAAATATCCAGAGTGGTGCAAGTACACCGTTCGCAAAGTTGTTGGTGGAAATATTGTTGCGTTCGTTGCCAAAGAATACTGGATAGAAAATTACGCCATCCAAAAAGCAGGAACAGACGCCCCGAATTCAATGTGGAAGAAGCGCCCTTTTGGCCAGATCGCAAAATGTGCCGAAGCTCAAGCGTTACGTAAAGCATGGCCGGAAATCGGCAACGAACCAACCATTGACGAAATGGAGGGTAAGCACTTTGAAACTGATAGCCACGCTCCTATGGAAAAAGAAATCAATCCAGCACCTGAAGTCGTTAACGAATACCCACAAGATCAATTTGACGCCAACTTACCTAAGTGGGCCGGTGCCATTCAAAGCGGAAAGCTAACGGCTAATGATGTTATCGCCAAAGCTAGCAGTAAATATCCATTAAGTGATCAGCAAGTTCAAATAATTCAAGGAGTGGCAGCATGAAAATTATCAACGTAATCCAAGGAAGCGCAGCCTGGTTAGAGCTACGCGCAACACATTTCACTGCTAGCGAGGCGCCAGCAATGATGAATGACTCAAAATACATGAGTCGTGATCAACTGCTTCACATGAAAGCAACGGGCGAAGTTAAGCCTGTCAGCTCTTATCAGCAGACTATTTTTGATAAAGGTCATGCAACAGAAGAAATGGCGCGACCTATTATTGAGGGGCTAATCGGGGAAGATTTATATCCTGTTACTGGCATTCTTGAAAATACCAAACTACTGGCAAGTTTTGACGGGTTAACGCTACTTGAAGATATAGCCTTCGAGCATAAGCTTTACAACGCTGCGCTTGCTGACAATGTTCGCCACTCTATTCTTGAGCCTCACTACTACTGGCAATTAGAGCAACAGTTACTAGTTTCAGGTGCCGAAAAGGCAATCTTTGTTACCAGTAATGGTACTACAGAAAACATGGAGCGCATGGAATACCGATCTATTCCAGAACGCCGTGAATTCTTAATTGCTGGCTGGGCCCAGTTTGAAAAAGACCTGGCTAATTACGAAGTAAAAGCCAAGGTTGAAAAGGTTGTTGGTACGAATGTGACTGAATTGCCAGCGTTGATGGTTGAACTAACTGGCCAAGTAAATAGCAGTAACTTGGTTGTTTACAAGCAAAACGTTTTGGAGTTCATCCAGAACATCAATACCAACTTGCAAACGGATCAAGACTTTGCCGATGCTGAAAACATCGTTAAGTTTTGTACCAAAGCAGAAAAAGAAATTGAAGCGGTAAAGCAACGCGCCCTTGATAGCACCGCTGATATCAAAACCCTGTTCGCTGAGTTAGATCTTTTAAAAGAAGAAATGCGTCAAAAACGTCTGTCACTTGATAAGACGGTTAAGCTGCGTAAAACAGAAGTTAAAACAGAGATCACTACTGCCGCACATAATGAACTTGACTTCTACCTTGGTGAGCTGAATGAGAAGCTAAACGGTATCGTTACTGTAATGGTTGATAGTGATTTTGTCAGCGCAATCAAAGGCAAGCGCACGGTTGAGTCAATCCATAGCGCAGCTAATGACCATCTAGCAAAATGCAAAATTGAAGCTGATGCAACCTTTGCCAAATACTCAACTAACTTGGCAGTAGTTGAAGAAATAGCCGCCGATTACAAATTCTTGTTTAACGATATTGCCCATATTGTTATTCAAGAGCCAGATCACTTCCGCATGACAGTAAAATCGCGAGTCGATGCTCATCTTGAGGCAGAAAAAGCACGTTTAGAGCAAGAGCGTGAACAAATGCGCCTTGAAGAAGAACGCAAGGCAAAGGTTAAAGCCGATTTAGAAGTAAAAGCTGAACAGGATCGCATAAACGCAGATTTAAAGGCTAAACACGATGCCGAAGCTGAGCGCGTTCGCTTGGCTAACGAAGCTCAAGCGGCGCAGCAACGTGAACAAACTCCCGTGGTTGAAACACTCAAGCAGAATCAACCAATCGCTAAAACGATGGCGAGCATAGCCCCTACACTCGCGGCGATGAAAACATCAATACCGACTTTTGAAGCTAAATCACTATCGTCTAGCACTGACAATGTATCAATGATGCAAGAGTTGTCATCTATCTTCGGTGAAAATTCATTTGGTGAACTTCTTTATGACGAAAGCGGCAATCGCTACGAGCTTAAAATTGAAGTAAGCCGCGTCGCTATTGTCAATCCTCAAGTTCAGTCACTTAAAGAGCAAATAGCCCTGGCTAAAAAATCACTGCCTTACGCTGATACTCGTCAGGCCGAAGATCTAACGAAGCGTGAAATTGCTCAATTAGAAGCTCGGTTGGCCGAAGCTCAAGCCGCTTAAATTACCTTGGCGTTGAGGTTTCCATCCGCGCTGGGCGGTCAACGTCATCCCAGTTCTCTTGGACTTTTGGCGGGTACTTACCCTACCCGCCCTTTTTAAGGAATTACAATGAAGAAGTTTAGAGCGAAAAAGAAGAATGGTAGCCAGTTACGAGCAAGGTTGTTTTATGCAATGACTCAAACAACCAGTCACAAGTTAGCATCCAAACAGGCGCAAGCTAAGCGTGTAGTAGAACAAATGACTGAGGTGGCGTAATGGCCAAGTTAATCAAAAGTAAAACGCCTAAGTCGAATAAAAATCGCTGGGCAACACAATGGGATTGCATTAACGACGCTAAAGCGTTAACCGGCTTTGCTTTCATGCTCGATGCGTGCGCTGAAACAGCAACGGCTAAATGCGCAAACTTTCTTAGCCCTGACGGTTTTGAATATGGCGCATACAAAAATGCACTTACTGTTGATTGGGTTCAAGAACTCGCTCTAATTGAAGATAAATTTGCTAGAAGCGTAATCACAATTCGCCCTAGCCTACGACAATCAGCAATTTGGTGTAACCCACCATTTGATAACAAGTTTGAGTTTATTGATATATGTAGGGCTGTTGGTAACAAAATTCCGGTTGTGATGTTACTCCCATACGAACGAAATACGACTTGGTGGCGTAAGAACATACACAACCAGGCATCGCGAGTTTATTTACCTGATGGTCGTTATAACTTTTACGAAACTGACGGAAAAACAAAGAAATCAGGCGTTAATTTCGCTAGTTGTTTCGTTGTTTTTGAACCGGGCTACTTCGAGCAAACTCAGTACATAGACTTTTATCGTGGCATTGCTAAAAGAAAGTCACAGCCAAAACTTATTGCAGAAAAGGCAGCAGCATAATGAAAAAAACAATTAAATCAGTTGATCGACAAGAAGCTAAGCGATTTGCAAACCAAGCTATCCAGTTAGAACAGCAATATAAATATTTAGATGCGAAGGTGGCGTGGCTTAAAGCATTGTCACTGTGCCGTGTGGAAGCTGAATATCACTGCCAATTTGGCATCGAGCGTTGTGAGTTTCACATGAAGAAGCAACGTCAACTAAGTTGCAAACTGCAGCAGGAATTGGCTGCGTAACCGTGAAGCCGAAAGCTATTTATTTCAAATTTATTGGAGAACGACTATGAAAAACATTCACACCTTCAGCACAATTATCGCACCAATCGCCGCGCTCGAATTAGCGCTTAAAGAAAATTCCGCCCTTATTTTTACCGATTGCGAGTCACAAGATTTCCGCAAGTTTGGCTTTGCTCCGACCAATTCAGTGACCAAGCTAGCTAATGGTTATCGTATTGACTTCGTTTTTGAAGAAAAGAAGATCTCTACCAAGTCAATCAATCAAGAAGTAGCCAAGCGAGTAAAACAGCTTGAATCTAAAGGTTTAGAGGTAGTTAAGAAGCAACGCACCGCGATAAAAGAAGAAGTGATGGTTGATTTTTGCCACAAAGCGTTAACTGAATTGACAGCCTTCAGTGCTTATTATCATGAAAAATCTGAAAAGCTAATTATTGATGTAAGTAACGAAAAACTAGCCGGGCTTGCTGTTTCTTATCTACTTAAATTATTTGGCTCATTAAAAACCACTACATTGCATATTGACGGTGTATCAAATGGCCTCGCTGAGAATTTGCTTCAAAGCATACAGCGCGGCGAAGATTTAGGTTTTGCTGGTTTCTCTTATGCCGACAAGCTCAATCTTTCCCACAGTAACAATGGTAAGGCCAAATTTAATGGAGAATACACACTAGATCATATTGCTGAACTAATCAGTGACGGATTTGGGGTTGAGCTAGTAACGCTTCGACGGGACGGCCTAACGTTCGACCTAACCGACTCATTCAAAATCAAGTCAATTAAAGTTGATAGCTACCTGACTGATCAGGTAGATGATGAGTATGACGATATTAACGAGCGCGACATTGCACAACAAGAACTAGAGCTTGAATTGATTATTGGCATTATCGACGGCCTCGTTGAATTTCTCGACAAAACACCGAAAGGAACAGAACGAGTCGCAGCGTAGCAGGCCAACACGCCCAGCAGAACAAGAAAAACAGCTTCGCTGGGCTCAGTTCAAATCAGTTAAATAAAATTTATTTAAGGAAATAATAATGTTAGAAATTAAAGAATTAGTCGCGCAAAAAACCGAAGCAATGATCACAGATGGTACGTTGGAAAAAATGATCGAAGAAAAGCTAAAAGAGTCCATTGCATCCGCTGTAAATGATTCATTTCGCTCTTACAGTGATTTCGGTAAAGCGTTGAGTGAAAAAATATCAAGTTCAATAGGTGCGGCGGCCAGAGACATACAGCTGCCTGAATACAACTCCTTTATAGCAGGCGTAGTTAAAGGCCGCTTCACCGAAGCGTTACATGATCAAACGTTAAATAACGTGACCAAGTTAATTGAAGAAGACCTCGAAGCTATTCAAGGCGTCCAAACAGTACAGAACATTCTTGATGAGGTTCAAAAAGAATGGGGGATACTGCCAGAGAGCACGGCAAGGAAGAAATCGAAATCGAGGTTTGCGAAAGCGATAATGGTGAAGCTCTTTATGTCACCTTCAAACATCCTGAATATGACTGGTACGACATTAAGGTTACTTTTTACAAATTTAGCAGGGATGAGCATTTCCACATCGGTTACATTTCTCAAAATGATACTCGAATGACCCATTCAATTGACGGAATCACCCACGCCGGAGAACTAGCTCGCTACTTCTTCAGATTGTACGCAGTGAGAGCTGATATTGATTGTTCATGTACCGAATTCGAAAGTATCTACGTATCTGAATATTAGATAGCGGGAGCGTAAAGCCGCTTACCGCGGCTTTGTAGGTAAATGCATTAATAAAACAAGGAAACACCATGGCCAGCAAAGGCGTTAATAAAGTAATCATCGTGGGAAATTTAGGGAAAGATCCTGAGATTCGCTACATGCCAAATGGCGGTGCGGTTGCGAACATCACAATAGCAACATCCGAGTCATGGCGTGATAAAGCGACGGGTGAGCAGAAGGAAAAAACTGAATGGCACCGCGTTGCGATCTTTGGAAAGCTAGCTGAAGTTGCTGGCGAGTACCTACGTAAAGGCTCTCAAGTTTATATCGAAGGTCAATTACAAACTCGAAAATGGAAAGATCAAAGTGGTCAGGACCGTTACACCACCGAAGTCGTCGTACAAGGTTTTAATGGTGTGATGCAAATGCTTGGCTCGCGGAATCAAAGCCAAAATGGTCAAGCTCCCCAACAGGGAGGTTATCAACGGCACCAGCAGCAAGGCGGGTACCAGCAGCAACCAGCAAGGCATCAAAACCAAAACCAGCAAGCACCGCCACAACAGGCCCATGCTCCACACTTAGATGACGGCTGGGATGACGATATCCCCTTCGCGCCGCTATGTAAGCAGTACCCGAAGCTGATGTACAGCCTGTAAATACAACCATGTGAGCGGTGAGTTATGACTGCTCGCTAAAGCTACGAGGAATTACAATGATAGTGCTAGTGAACTATAGAGCCATTAAGTTTGACAACCATCAAGGCGGTAGTGGAATGCCATATACTGACAAAATGTTTTTGAACTGTAACGAAACAATGTCGATTCTTAATATTATGAAAAAAGCAAAAGAAGAATTGGCGGTGAAAGGTGAAAACGCTTATACGGGAGCGATTGAGATTGTTGACTTGTGTTTTGTTCCTAAAGATAAACACGTAAGCATCTTATAAAAAAACGGCAGGTTAAACCTTTACGGTCGGGCTGTGTGATAGCAGTCGCCTGCCCTTTTAAAGTTCCAAAAATTACTTAATGATAAATAATCATTCATATGCGGAGGCATTATGACATCAATATACATAAAGTTAGGCTGGGTAAGACCTGGTGTTGTAGAGCAACATAAAGGTATTACCGAATGCGCATTAAAAAACATGGTAACAGCTGGTAAGTTAGTCGAGGGGAAGCATTGGAAAAAAGCACCCAACGGTAAACTGTTCTACAATTTTGAAGCAATGGATGACTGGGTTATAAATGGATACCAAGAAGCTAGCTGAGTTCAGGCAGTACATTAAAGATCACCGGCTAAAGGGCGTTGAGGTTCGAGGAGAAGTAATTAGAATTCGATTCTACTTCTACGGCGCCCAGCGCAACGAGACCCTCAAAGGTACCTCGCTATCTAAAAGTAATTTAAAGTTCGCAGCCAATAAAAGAGCAGCGATACTTAATGAAATCGATAAAGGAACTTTTGATTACGCGGCTCATTTTCCAAACAGTAAAATTGCGAGGCAATTTTCTGATAGACCAGGTAAACACTTATTTAGTGACTGCCTGGATAAGTGGCTTGCTGTAAAGAAATCGAAAACAGCGCCAGCGACATATCGCAGCTACAACAGTAAAGTTATTAATCACGTTCGCCCTAAGTGGGGCCATTTATATTTAGATGAAATAAAAAAATCAGATCTAGAGCACTGGATTAATGTCGAATTATGGAATAACGCAGACAGTTGCGCCTACTCAAATAAAACTATCAATGACATTATGACAATAGTTCGCGGCGTGATGGGTGACGCCTTTCAAGATGAAGTGATTAATAAGGATCCAACCGCGAGGATTAATAATTTAAAAACGGTTAAGGATGCTCCCGATCCATTTACTCAGAATGAGATTTATCGCCTTGTTACCGTCCAAACAGATCGAATTACCGAATTGTTATGTTTTGAACTAGCTTGCTGGACTGGATTGAGTGTTTCTGAATTGCTAGGTGTTGCTTGGGAAGATTTTGATAAAGAAAGGTGGCGATTAAAAGTCAGGCGCGCCAATGTTCAAGGTAGCTACAAAACACCGAAAGAAGAAAGCAGAAACCGTGAAATAGATTTGCTAGAACCGGCGCGATGGGTGCTAATGAAATTAATGGCGCTTACATCGATGCTGCCACCAGTAGAAATAACAATTTTACAAAAAGATAATAAATCATTTAGATCTGAGAAATTAAGGTTAATATTGATCAATACGCGTAGTCAAAAGCCGATGGCATCTGATATGCAATATAGAGATCGTTTTTTTAACACAATATGCAAAGAATCGGGTGTTCGATATAGACCGCCTAATAATGCTAGACATACATATGCAAGTCAGTTATTAACTAAGGGGGTTCCAAAAGAATGGTTGGCTACTCAACTCGGTCATACCACAACGAAAATGATAGAAGATCATTATGGTAAATGGATGTCGGAAGAAACACCTAACATGGCGGCTATGGTAAGCCAAATGTTAGGGTTTTCGGTTCCTGTGAGACCATTACAAGACCAAGTTTTTTGTAGCGAGCTAACAATTCGTTATAAATCATCGGCTTAA